ATGTATAAAAACACGACCTTTTGGAAAGAATATATAATTTATCTAAATAAATGTAAGACTAATAATACAGTACCTAAATCCACTAGTCAATGGATAAAATTTCATAGGTTGCAACATGGCTGGTCACAAATGGATTTATCTCTAAAATTAGGCTTAAGTGAAAAACAAGGACGTTACATAATCAAAGATTATGAAACTAGAGGTTTATATCCAACACCAGAACTATCTATAAAATTAGCTGAATTATTTAATTTAAATACCAAATATTTTTATGATGAATACTATGAATTTTTAGATATGGATTATCCCAGAATCATAAAAAATTATAGATTAAAAAATAATCTTTCTAAAACTAAATTAGCTAAAATATTAAATACTACATATGAAACTATAACTAGATGGGAAAATGGTCAAAATATAAGTAGACACTATTATAAAAAAATAAATAAATTAATTCAATTAACAACTAAGGAGCCTTAATTGGCTCCTGTTTATAATTTTAAAACTATCACATATATAATTATTAATAAACTGCCTGATATGCATCCCCATTTTATAGAATTTTTGCTACTCTTATCTTTTTTATTAAAAAGTTTATTGCCAGCAAATCCCATAATACAAGACATTATTATATATTTAACCATATGTCCTCCTAATTTAATGGTTTAGGTAATTTAGTTATAAACTTCGCATAACCTTTTTCATATTTTATAAGATTCAAGCTGTGAAACTGTTTAAGGTTGAGTAAATCCTCAAGTTCATACGGCTTCATTTCTTCTCTAAGTTCTTCAAAATTCTTTTTATCCGCTCCTTGTAACAACATATAAGAAGCTCCGCTAGCTTTAATTTCATTCTTGAGTTGGGGAATAAGTTGATTCATATAGTGAGCTGATATAATAATCTTAGTTCCAAACTTTCTTAATTGAGATAATACTGAACAAATAACATTTTCTGCAGTAGGTGCCTGATATAATTCATCATAAAATACATTACATCTAGAAGGTTTTTCATGAAGTGATCCTCTTAGTTTTGTTGCAAGAACTATTTTAGAAGTAAAGAAAGTAACTAACACATTTTTGACCATTTGGTTATTGAATGAATCCTCAGGCATTTTAATTAATATAACTTTTCCTTCATCCATTGCTTTAATAAAATCTACATTGTTATCACATTTCATGTTAAACATATATTTAAGATAAATATTCTCTTGAATAAGATTTACCCTATCCAAAATACCATCTATCTTACTTTCTTTTGTACCTACTATTTCCCTTCTTATTACTTCTTTTGTTTTTTTATCTTTTTCTTCTTTAATTTCATTAAGTTCTTTTAACGTAGTAATCATATCATAGAAATAGTTTTTACCATCTTCGCTTAATTTGTCAATATAGCTAATATAATAATTTCTTTTTCTAAAATCTTGTAAACATTTTATAACATCACCTATAGAAGTATCATCATGAATATAGACAAGATTGGCTGCTGCGCTTAAATACCTTCTCATTTTACTTGTTAGAGGTAACCCATCAGTATTTATTGCATCTATAAAAGACATTGTCTGCTCTGCTTTCATATTAGACATTTTAAACATTTCAAATTCATCTTTACCTTCACATTTAACCTCATTAAATCCAAGTCCTTGAAAGCATTCTTTCTTTGATAAATCAAGATCTATAACATCATCTTTATTTACTACCTTTTTAACAGTGTTAGCAAGCTCACAATTTTTGATATAATCCAAAATAATTACTGATTCATGTTTATCGTTGTTATTCTTACTCATATTAGCAATGAATGTTGTCTTACCTCCACCCTGAGGGCTTAATAAAAGCAATGCTAAATTACCAAAATTATATTTATTTCTCATGTATGCTTTGTATTCTTTACCTTTATAATTTGAAGGACCTAAATAAACATATCCCTTTTGCAATTCTTCAGGAATAGGGTTTTCAAGTACATCTACCTTTGTATTAATTCTAAATCTTTGTAGTAATTCTCTACCTGGAATTTGTATAAAATTATTACACTCTAAAGTGCTCATTCTATTAGTATCTACTCCTTTAATTTTATAATCATATGGATTTATTTTGATTTTATTGTTCAGCTTTTTATATTTCAATGAATTGTCTTGTGCCAAGCTTTTATATGATTCTAAAACTGCATAAGCGTTGTTTTGTTGCCTTATTTTCTCTTTACTTCTACTTACAACAATTAGTTGTGTATCTATCACTACAGTATTTTCTTTTTTTCTTGTTATAGCTGAAAGATTACTAAATTTATCAATCATAGTAACTGCTACTTCTGAATGACTCCTTGGCTTACCATCACTAACTACATCATTTAATACATTAAAAACAAAATCTATAGCTTTTATAGTTCCTATTCCTAAATATTTTAATATTACACCAGGATTTAATTTTTCTTTATCTATAGGTAAACCAGCTTTAATTTTTTTCATAGTTTCTTTATAATTTCCTTTCCATCTACCTTGATTAATAGGAATAAAATTATATAGAATATCTATCTTATCATTATTTTCCATTACATCCATAACATTAAGTATATTATTTAAAGGATCATTAGTTTTCTTATTAACTTTCAAACTCAAAGGATCTTCTTTTTCATAGTGTAATTCATACTTAAGTGCTTCCTGTAATTCATCTTCATTTATTGGGATAGTTGCTACTTCTTTTACAGTTATCCTTTTCCATACCTCAGTACATTTTTCAACAAATAAATTTTTGTATAATCTTGGAACTGTTATATGGAAAGTACAATCATCTTTAGTAATACTGATTTCAAACATTGTTTTTACTGGTAATTCATATACAATTTTAAATCCTTTGTTTTTTATTTCCTTCATTATCCTTTGATAAGGCATTCTATACATATTGGCTATAGTTTTTGCAATAAGTTCCGTATCATAGTTTCTATTACCTGTGTTAGGTGTTATCTGAAGTACAGAATATTTAGGATGAATTATTTCAAAATAATCGCTTATCTTTATTGACTTCTCTCTTTTTAAGAAATTAAACATTACCTTCTCCTTATAAAGCGCTATTAAACATCATTATTATTATATAGGCTAAAACACTACCCTTAGCCCATAACTTACCTTTCTTCCACCCTATGATGTAAGCTATAATACTAAAAAGGCATATAAATATACATATCCAAAAACTATTCTCTACAACTCCTAACCAGATTAACCACGAAAGTTCCTTAGGATGCTTCATGTAATATATAAAACGTGTTATTGATTCAAAGAAAGCTTTAGTATTGTAATTAAATTCATTTATACTTTTGACTATCTCGAGATTGGATACATCAAAAGGATTTAAAAAAGCGTAACATTGTTTATTTTGTAAGAACTCTTGAATACTCATAATACACCTCCTACATAAAAATACCTTTAATTAATTCAAACCCCCATGGAATAAGGTAATTCATAGCACATATTAAAAATCCTGTTCCGACTTTTTTCCATGTTCCTTCTCCTTTAACAGCCAATTCTAACAAAGCTTTAAAAGCATAAATCATAGATGCCCAAAATATGACTGATTGAGCGACACCAACCATTTTCCAACCACCTTGATCCAGTTTTGGTACTCCTGTTTTTGGTACAGCTATAACCTTTTCAGCATACATTAAAATTCCAAGTGTACAAGCTAATGTATTATACAATTTATTTCCTTCTCTTAAGTAAATACCCTCATCATTAAGTTCTTGTAACATTTTTAAACTTACCTTTTCAGTTTTAGTTTTATTAAGAACCTTAAGTCCTTCTTCAAATGAATATACTTTCTCTTTATTAAAAAACATATAAGCCTCCTGAATAATATTAATTAAAATGGTAAAAATACAGACATAATTATATGAAAGGATTTGATATTAATGGAATTTTTATTTTTTTGTTCTTCTACTTATGTTGTTCTAGAATTGCTTAAAACTATATGCTGTAAATAAATATTAATATATTGTAAATAATCTAGATTTTAATCAAAATTAGTAAACTTTTTAAAAATTATTGCATACACTGCTAATGTGTAGCGAATGTTAGGGAGTGTTAGCTCATTAACCGAGCGAAATATTAAGCAGTGAATATGGGATAAGTCTAGCCTTCTGGGAGGCTTTATTTTTATCTCTTTTTAAAGCATAGCTCTATGCTTTTGGAACCATGTAACTTCACCTCTTGCCATCATTTTAACTTTTAATCTTCTATTAAGTTTTCTCATGTAATTTAAGCTCTTCCGTTCTACTTCTTTTAAGGATACATCGAAAAATCTATAATATCGATTGTTATAGAAAAGCTCTACTTTATACCATTCATTTTGTTTATAAGTAACGCTTATGTTTTTACAACAGCATTTTTTTAATCTAGTTTCTAAATTCAATTTAATCCTCCTCTAAAATTTCTATTGGTAATGTGCCTTTTAAAATGTCTTTAACTACTGCAGCTGGATTACTAAATTTTAATAATTTGCCATATAGCTGTAATTCTTTTATGTCAGTTTTTCTAAATTCTAATACTACTCTTAACCTATCTGCCATCATTGTCACCTCCTGTATACATTTAATAATCTTTTAAAATATAATTGTATACAATGTTTAAACTGTACCCTTTGTTGTCTTTTAATATATCCTATGCTTATATTTATATAATGTTTCCTATATTTATATAAATATTTAATATTTTTTATAATTTTTATATAAAAAATAAAGATGTATGATACTAATCTAAGTACCATACATCTTCAACCTTTTTATTTAATCTTTTAGCAATGTTTAAAGCTGTTTCCAAAGATGGGCCTGCTACACCTCGTTCCCACGAATAATAAGTTTTATAATTAACATCTATTAATTTTGCAAACTCTTGAGGCTCCATTAAATATTCTCTCATTCTTATTTCCTTTAGCCGATTTTTAACCACATGCACCACCTCATTCCAGTATATGTAATTATTCTTCAAAAAGTTTAATATTCCTTTTTTAACTCATCCATATATAACTATTTAAATAATTAGGTATATAGCTAATAGCTATATTTTTACTATACATAAATAGATAGAATAACGAATTATTTATAAAGCTATATATAGTGTTGTTTATGTTGTATATAAACATATAACTAAGTTTCAAAGAGCACCCAACTAAATATAAGCAGCTAAATTTATACTACCTCAATATTTATAAATATTCTACAAATAAAAATTAATACTTTTAAATTATTATAAAGTGTTATAAATTTCTAAAATTCTAAAAAATTATCATAAAGTTAAATTAATTTAAATCGATTATGAAATTAGAGGATATTAATGGATAGTTATCCATATACAGCTTATATTTACATTGTTTAAAATTATTTATATAAAAATTAAGGAGATGTTATTATGAAAAAGTCTAAAAAACTATTTATTACCACAAGTGCTTCATTTTTATTTATACTATCGTTCTTTTTATTTTTTACAAAATCAAATGTACAAGCATCTAGTAGTCCAGTTATATCAAACGTTGATATTGTAGGTTACTCATATGATAGTATTTATCCTACTTTTAAAAGCACAACACCACGCAAAGATTCTTATGATGTATTTTATAATCCTTCTAAATCTAAGAGTGGAAATGTTTATATCAGAGTAATACAAACTGGTTCTGGTGGTACTAGAAACATAGTTGTAGATAATGATGATAATAATTTTGTTAATGCAAAATTTTCTGACATATCTACAGATTTATTAACTTCTGGTGGCATTTTAACAGGCTATGATGAAAAATTTGAAATTACAGATTTAAAAAAAGGTTATCATAATATAAAAAGGCTAGGATTTAATAATAATACGCTTGGTAAACCTATGGTACAAGATATTATAAGAGTAAGGGTTTGTGAACATAATGAGTTCCCTGCTATAAGTAATGTCCCTGTTAACAAAACTTTTACAATAAACTTTAATAGAGCAGTCAAAATTGATTCATCTACTAAAAATTTTGTTAAGGTTTTAGACTCCAATAATAGAGAAGTTCCAATTAGTATAGGTTTAGGTTCTAATCCAAATTATTTAGAAATATATGCTCCAAGCAATAATTATTTACCAAACTCTAATTATACTTTACAAGTGCTTCCAGGACTTAAATCTACTGATGGTAAAGAACTATTTACATCAACAACAATGAATTTCAGTACTAGTAGCAGTTCTAGATCATTGTTATCAAGATCAATTCATACATTCGGAACAACAACACCTGATTTAACATTAAATTTTGATTAGATTGGAGTAAAATTATGATAAATAGTATTAGTAATTCTCAACCATATTTAAACATTAAAGGATCCACAAAAAAAAATGACATAGAACAAAATAATCAAACTGAAGATAATAAATTTAAGAAATATCTTTCTGATTATGTACCAAAATATACGGGCGACGAGGGTATGCCAAAAAAATGTGATTATAAAGAAATGACAGTTTTTGAAAAACGTATATTTGATGACTATATGCAAACTGATTTTTTATATGGAGTTTCTTATGAGGATTTCAAAAAAACTCTTTGTGGATTTCCTCCTGTTGATGCTCCAAAATCCATAATAGAAGCTTATCAAAATACTATATCAAAATATCCTGAAAATCAACGTAAAAAAATCATGGGTGAACTTAGTTATTTAGAATCACCAAATGATAATTTAGATATGGGAACTATCATAAGAAATGCTGTAGACCATTGTAAATTAGTTGAAATCATAACAGGTCAAAGCCAAAGACATAGGGAAAACTTATATGAAGATTTTTTAAATGAGTTCAACAAAGTTAACACAATAGATGATTCTCATAGAAAAACAACATTGTAAAAATAAATAGTTAATAAAAAGATCCCATTGTTGAATATGAAATGAGATCTTTTTAAATAATGAAATTTCTAATAATGCTTAACTTATGTAATGACTTTATGTATGATTAAATTTATTATATTTGGTTATAATAAAAATGCCTAAAACTATACCAATCTATATATAAATCCATACAAAAAAGAACCCTTTTATTAGGGTTTCTTTTTTAAAAATAAGAACGTTTATATTTAATTTATTAGGAATCATTATATTTAACATTCTATAAATGTTAAAAAATTCCTCTAAATAATAAAAAAATAATCTTTTTTCTTTTATCTAGTAATAGTTATTAAAATCAATTATTATATGGTATGGTATAACCACAATTGCGACACGCCATACACACTAGTTTGCCATGGAAATCATGCAATGGCTTAAAATCATGACCTAAATAATCGCAACATTTATGATTTTCTCCTCGCCCAACCGTAGCACCACATCTTGGGCAACTTTCTGCTGCATAAGCACTAGATACATTTACCCCAAGTATCAATGCTGTTAAAAGACCAATTACAATTTTTTTCATTTAGTCATCCCCCTTTATATTATTTTATCTGTTAAATCATTTTAACTTAACAGATTCTTATTATATAATTTCTACATTTATATAGTTTTTCCTTTATAATTTTTCCCAGATATTCATACATTTTACATCATTTTTCAATGAAATAATACAAAAGTGGTACTACCAAAACATAACACCAATATAGAAAATTCCATACAAAAAGAACCCTATTTATTGGGGTTCTTTTCTTTAAGCAAGGAGGTTGCCTAAATTATTGGTAAGCCGTTATATCTAATATTCTACAAATGTTAAAAAATTCCTTTTAGGCTTTCGAATAAATATTTTGTAATTACGAATACTTAAAATGTACTATATATTTTCTATGCTTTATCAATAAAAAAAGAAGATAGCTCCTAATTGGAGCTACTTTCTTTTTCATTTTGAAGGAGGTCTAAGTTTGACTTATTAGGCAACCATTCATATTTTAATATTCTACAAATAGTAAAAAATAGCTTATATATATTTTTTTACTTATTAATATTACAAATTATCTACTATTTTTATTTGTTCTACGTTATTTGAACTTAAAGTATTACTATAAAATATAACTTCATCTCCTTTATACTTTTTTTGAGCATAATAATTTAACTGATATGTTTCCATTCTTTTCTCTTTATACATATCTCTTATCTCTTTAACATTATCATATGTAACTATCCATGAGTGATATTTTATATTTTTAATTTTATTGGCCAATGCTAAATGATCTTCGTGCTTATAAAAATTAGTGTATAAACTTGAGCCTTTTTTATAGTATGGTGGATCAAAAAAAAATAAAACTTTTTTTATTTAAATTCATTATTACATCATCTATTAATTTTTCTGTATCTAAATTATATATTTCTATTTTATCAGCATAAGATGCTATTAGTTTTATTTTATCGATTATTTTTTTCTTATTAAACCTACAATCAAGTTTATAATTACCATTTTGTTTCATTCCACCTATTACACCTGCTTTTAATATCCCAGACCTATTAGTTCTATTTAAAAATAAAGTTGAAAAGCCAAGCGTTAATAAATCCTTTTTTTCTTTTTCTAGCTGAATCGCTCGTTGTCTATGCCACTCTTCTATTGTTATTTCAGTATTTTTTATCATGCTACATAATTCTTCTGAGTAATTTTTAACAGAATACCAAAACGCATATATAGATTTATCATAATCGTTTATTATTATATCCGATACATGACCATTTATTAATAAAGATAAAGCTACAGCAGCTCCCCCACAAAAAGGCTCTACATAAGTGGATTTATTTAGCTTTTTTAAATTTATTAATTCTTGTACATATTTACTTAATCTATTTTTTCCACCAGGATACCTTAATGGTGAATATGTGTTAAATGCCATAGTTTAACCTCTTTTCAATATACTCCATATATAAATTTTAACATATATTCTTCATTATGGACATAAAAATTAGAGATTTAAAACTGAATTAATAAAGCCCTTTAATCCGCTTTCCGCTAATACATCTAAATTATATGAATTAGCTTTAATTAGTTGTGGATTATGTATAACCATATCAAAATAGTCTTTATTTGCATTTGATTCAGTAAATACTAAAAAGCTACGTATTATATTTTCATCATTAAATATATTATCTAAATTTTTTCTATAATAGTTGATAGTCCTCTCAAGTGGAGGAACTTTTCCATTATTCCCTTTTGCAAATTTTTTATATTTATTAATTTTTTTTAAATAATAAATAAGAGTCTGCTCAAATAGTGCCCTTGCCAGTATAGCTGCAGCTATTGGGTATTTTTCATAATCACTATTTTTAGAAATTTTGCATATTTCATCACACAGATAAATTAACCCACTATTTTCAGGATCACTTACATCTACCGTTGACCACATTAAAGTAGAAAAAAATTTAGGTAATTTGGGACGTTTGGGACTTTTAGCTTTCGGTCTCTTATTCTCTGGCTTATCCTCTGGTTTATTCTCTGGTTTATCTTCTGGTTTATCCTCTGGTTTATCCTCTGGCTTATTCTCTGGTTTATCTTCTGGTTTATCCTCTGGTTTATTCTCTGGTTTATCTTCTGGTTTATCTTCTGGTTTATCCTCTGGTTTATTCTCTGTTTTATCCTCTGGTTTATTTTTTATATAAGTATAACTGCTCTTTATTAATAAAACTTTATCTGAAACTTTTCCAGTATTAATATATTCCTCTAAAACATCAATCATTTCAGAAATTTTATCAATTGGTGTTCGAGTGTTAAATTTATATTTTTCATGATATGAATAATTTGCTACTTTATAAATACAATAATTAAAAAGTTTTTCTGGAACATCAAACGAAGGCCAAAAACTATCTTCATCATATTTTATTCCTAATATTTTAGACAAAGATTTATCTAGTCTATTAGATTTTGTACCTAAAGCTCTAGGAAATATTGTAGCTTTATCCTCATGAAAATTAAATAAACTATTTTTCTCTTCTTCAGACCAAATATCTAATGACTTAGCATAAGATATTATGTTAAAACTTTTAATATATTCTTTAATATTATTTTCAGATACTGATGTAAGCAATGCTAGATCTTTGATAGACTTTCCATTCTGAAGTTGTAAAGCAAAAAATTGCATTTTAGAATAAGAAGCCCATTCCCTAATTCCACTAATATGTTTTGTACCCATTGCATTTAATGCTTCTGACTTATTCTTTACAATATCTACACTAATTTGGCGTATATTTTTTATAGTTTCATCAGATATCTTAGGGAAACTAGTTTTAAATGCATCTGGAATTAATTTATTATTAAGTATTAATTTGCAAGCACATGTTCTCCTATTTCCTTCAGCAACAACATATTTATTATTTTCTTTAAATACAATTATTCTTTCACCAACAAGTAACCCTTTATTTACATTTATTCCTTTTATTAAATCAATAATTTCTTCATATTCCAATAAATATTTTATTATATCTTCTTCATTAGAATTAGGCGGCACTATAAATCTAGGGTTGTTTTTATCTAAAATTAGATCTAATGGAGATAATAGATCAGTTTCAAAATTCATATAATTCTCCTCCTGATTATATTAACTAGTTATATTTTATTGTATAACATATCCCAAAATTAGACAACCTTTCCACATATACTACATAATTATTATTCATTTAATAATTTTTCCAAAAATAGGTACTCCCATAAAAGAGAGTACCTTTAAATTGTTTATAAAAGTTTAGCAGCATCTTTAAAAGAATCATATCTATCTGTTCCAGGTTTACCACCTATAATTATTATTTCTTTTGCCTTTAATTTTTTATCTTCAAAATCCTTTTTAAGCATCATAGGACATTGATGCTTTTGAGATACTAACACCGCACTTAAAGCGTCTAAAGGTCCAAAATATAATACAACTTTATCCATATCAAATTCCTCCTTATTATTTGGCTTTATACCTAATTTTTTATTATATTCTTGTTCAAGCTTATTCCATGTTTTAGTATCTACATTGCCAGTTACAGTTAAGTTACAATCCTTCTGAAAGGCTTTTATAGCTGTGATAGTTCCATTACCTATAATTCCATCTATACCACTATTACCTATAGGATAACCTATTGTAACAAGCATCTTTTGTATTTGCATTTCTTTTGTTTCTATTGGCTTTGTAGCCTTTCCAATAAATATTCCATCCGTGAAGTTATTCATGTCTACACGGGTACTTACACCGTTTATATGCCCGTCTTCTGTATATTGGTGTCCTACAGCGTTAAAGCCTGTTGCCATTGGCGTATTAACGTTGTAATGAGCTATCCACCCTTTATATTGTTTTACTCTGCTATCTAAGTTGTCCCTTCCAAAATAACCGCCTGTATAAATAAGGCAGTTATAACCAGATAAAGCTTTAAATTTTTGAAGAAATTCTATACATCTGTCTGATATTTGACTTTGACTTCTTCCTTGATTGTTAGTTTCTATATCTAGTGTAGGACTAATATTAAATTGTTTGCCCTTTATAGAGTTCCAGAAGTCCACCGCTTGCTGTGATGGGTCTGTTTTCTCACTCATAAAATGATAGAAACCTATATTCATTCCTACTGCTTTTGCTCCATTGTAGTGTTGGTTTAAATAAGGGTCTACATATTGTACTCCTTCTGTAGCTTTAATTATTACTATGTTGCAACCACTAGCTTTTACAGCACCAAAATTTACTGTACCATTGTGCATACTTATATCTATTCCTTTAGCCATTTTATAACCTCCTTAAAATAAAAAAAAGAACAAAACTATTTGTCTTGCTCTTTTCTATCCTTACTAAAATAAAATGCCACAACCATTGTATAGATGGTTATAAATTCTGTATTTAAAGTATTCTTAATTGCTAATATGGCAAATACTATAGTCATTATTACTGCTATTAACCATCTAGCACTTGTTATTTTGGTTAATACCCTGTTCATATTACAATCCCCCTAATTAAATTTTATTACTGCACCTAAAATACCTAAAATAATAGCTCCAGCGATTGTACGCCAGAGCCACTTTTGATTATCCTTCATTTCTGTTATATCTTTTTCATTTTGGCAGGCCTTATTATAGGCTACATCTGCTTTTTCTCTTGTACTGTTATATCCATCTATCTTTGTCTCTATCCTTACTATTCTTTCTAGTATTTCCTGTTGAATATTAGAATCCACATTACACCTCCAGTAATTAAAAATAGGCAAAATAAAAAGACCTAATGGTTCCTATTTTGCCTTTATGATTTATTTAATTGTGTCGTTATATATTAAGAATAATGCGAACTAAAAAAGCACTTTTTATAAGTGCTCTTTAATAATATGTCATATTGTGTATTTAGTCTATTATTGTCTGCTCAACATATCCTTTTCATAGTTTCTAATTCATGACTTACTATTTTCAGAATAAAATTTTAAAGCTTCTCCAATAAATTTAGATGCACCATTTCCATATTTCTCATCAGTTACTTCTTGCAACATAGAATCTGATAAATAGAGTTCTGCCATATACCCCCAATGATTCTCTCCCTCATCCACTTTGTATAATTTTTGACTTTTTTTACTTTCATCTGATATTTCTTCAATGATTTGTTGAATCTCTTTTGAAAAAGGAGCTTTACTTAAGTCAGATGTAAGTTTTTCATATAGTTCTTCTACTTTAGGATGCTTATCTCCCGAATAATTTTTTAGAGCTTCTCCAATAAATTTAGATGCACCATTTCCATACTTCTTATCAACTACTTCTATCCATCCAGGATATACCAAATACATTTGTACCATATAGTACCAATGATCATCTCCATTATCCATTTTGAAAATTTCATAATCTTTTTTAGCGGTATTTGTTATTTCTTCAGCAATTTGTTGAATTTTCTTTGAAGAAGGATCTTTACTTAAGTCAGATACAAGCTTTTTATATAGTTCTCTTAATTTAGGATGCTTATCTTCTAAAAAATCTTTTTTAAATACATCATATTTTTCTGCTAAAGTTAATATATCACTATTAAGATTTTTCTTTAAAGCTTTAGCATATTTTTCAATACTTCCATATTTCTTCATAGCCATTTTAGCAATTTCATCTTCCTTAGATTTACACTTTTCAATACATTCATTATATTTATCTACACTACCATAAATTCTAATTACCTTATCCTCGTGTTCTGTTTTAAATTCTTCCAATACATTAAAATATTCACTCATATCAAATTCTTTAAAATTCATTGTGCTTTCTCCTTTTAATGTTTTATTTATAAGCTTTATTAAGCCATCCAATCTTTTGCGTTTTAACAAAAGCAACTTTTTCTGATTTTTTAGTGCTTGCATTTTATCAAAGTATGGGCTCGACATTATCTCTTTAACATCTTTTAAAGGTATATCAAGTTCCTTAAAAAATAAAATTTGTTGCAAGGTTTTAAGAGCTTCATCGTCATAAAATCTGTAACCTGCTTCTGTTATTTCACTTGGTTTTAATAATCCTATTTCATCATAGTAATGTAGTGTACGCACACTTATTCCTGTCAAATCCGAAACTTGTTTTACTGTTCTCATTGCTACACCTCAAAGTTTAATTTTAGGGCCATCACTACTATCTAATACTCCGCCGGCTGTGAGTTTTTGTTAATATAGATAAGCTCTACATATATATTGCACTATGACGTGGCGTTAGAGTCAACACTTTTTCAAAAAAATTTAATCCTAAAAATCCTTAATATTGCTTAAATATTTGTTTACAGCTATTATTGATATTTGGTACGCATAGTTTTATCTATTGCGTCTTAATTATATTTTCTTTCTCTTCTATAGTTATCCATTTTGCTTGTACAAAAATATCTAAATCTTCTTCCACATATAATCCCATTAAAAAATATTCTTTAATATAACTAAGCATTTGCATTACCTCCTAATTGTGCTATTTTTAATAATAAATCTGCATTTAATTCTTTCTGTTTATTTAATTCTATTTGTATCTCTGCATTATCTTTAAGCAATTTTGCATTTAAGGATTGTTGTTTCTGTTGTTCTAATTCTTCATCAGATTTTAGAACATCTTCATATTCATAGAATATTTGTTTATCTTCAGGATTCCAGTACATTATGGCTTGTTTATTTTCTATATACTTTGGTTCTGGTATATTTTCTATAAGAATTCCTTCTTGTTCTAATTCTTCTTTTGTTTTGTGTAGACCATAAACATTGTCAAAAGGTATATAATGTATAAATTTTGCCTTAATTTTATTTTCTTCAATCTTTTTTAGTTCACCTAAAAATATCATAATTTCTACCTCCTATATTAATTGATATACTATTATACTAAAACTTTATAAGCTAGCTTGATTTTATTAATAACATTGTTATTATAAAAATATATACAAGCATCTTTATCTGATCCTAAAAAATGATCATCTGTACAGTTATAAGAACAGATAATATTACCATTTTTATCTATTTTATGAAGTATACTACCTGTATAAATATATAAATATTTTCTTAAAAAATCTAATTCAATATATTTACAGTTTGAACCAATCTGTTCTGTTTTATTTGTTTTAATATTATATCTCCATATTTTTTTATTAGAATCATAACAATATACATATTCACCCAACATTACACTATTTGATTCATAAGGTAATGATTTTTTTTCTAATTCAGTTATATCACCATTTACATTAATTTTATAATAACTACCACTTGAATAATTAGAACTGATATAAAAATCAGTTCCATCTGAAAATATATTTGAAAAGTCATATTTAGTGTTCCATCCAAATAAACATTTACTCCATATAACATCTGCATAACTTAAACTAAATAAAAAAACTTCTCCACTATATTCATTATATCCACAACAAATTCCATTATTATTTATTGCAACTCCACCATAACCATAATAACTATAAGCTCCCTGACCTCCAAAGCCATAAGTCGATATTCGTTCAATATCACAAGTTTCTGCATATACTCTATAATAATATTTTCCGCTATGTTTTAATCCTTTATTAAAAATATAAAAAGAATTATTATGAAAAAAGATTTTATAAATATCATCAAAATAAGTATAAGAACCTGAGCTAAAACCGTTATGCTCTATTTTCTTCGATAATATTAAATTCCCATCTAAACTATATTTCTTTATAGAATCCTTCCAATTAATTACATATATATAATCTTTTATAAAAAATAGCATACCAGAATCCATATTTTTAGAAAAAATATTTTTTATTGAAAATTCTACATTCTCAATATTTATCAAATCATTTTGTGTATACCCTGTCTTTATATTTTTAATTTTATTTGATAAAGTATCATATGAATCGCTACCACTTGCTGGTATACCTTTGCCAGTAATAGCAGTAGCTACTTTAGTTTTTCCATTACTGGCAGATATAAAAAGCTCATTTATGGAACTTTTTATATCCTTAGCATTTGTTTTTAGTTCTTCTGTTCCAATTTCTGTCGTAATATCAGCCAATTGTGACTCAATTGTCTTTCCATCTTCTGTTTTTATATCTGATGCTTTTAATTCTATTGCACCAGTTTTACTATTTACAGAAGTTACTGGGATTTTAATATTTTTTATTTTATTTTCAAGTATTTCAATTTCAGACTTTTTAGCAAAAATTATAGTTGGATCTATCTTAAGAGTTATATTTTCTGTATTAGAAACTGTTAATACCATTTTCATTATTAGCTCTTTTGTACTGCCATCTTCAGCAAGTGGTTTATAGCTTTCTGCACATTTAGCTATAGCTAACATATTATTATCTTCATCAAATACCCCATATTCCCTAATCATAAAGCCGCCAACATTTGCAGGAATCATCATCTCTACGTTTATCCAATTAGGATTTTTCTCATCTATAGCCACATGAGTTATATTACCTTCCCATACTGTATTGATTAAATCTTCTTGATCTTCTCTTGGATTGTAATAAGATCCTCCACCATCCCCAACTTTCATTTTTACAAAGTTAATTTTACTTCCAAATCCAGCACTATTAGCTATTTTAGCTTTGCCTATTTCTGTAAGTAAAGTATAGAATTTTTTCTGCCAAGTTTATCCCTCCTTTGGATATGTTGTTATAGTCTCTAATCCTGCATTCTGTGCTAATGCTATTTCTATGTTTCCAGTTGTTTCAATATTGTTTGGTGTCCATGGATATACAGTTATAGTTTCTCCACTAAAAGAAGTTGCTCCAATATATAAATTACTTTCTGTCAATGAAATTAGCTTATATTTAACAGACAAATGAGAAGGTTTAATTTTTTTAACTTCTTTATACAAGTCTTCTAAACTTTTAGGGAATCCCTCTCTACCAGTTAATTTAACTTCAAATGTATAAGGAGCTATGTCTTCTGTTATCAAAATATCTGCTCCAGTATAATTCTTAAGGATCAAAGCCATTCTTTTAGGATTAATTGCATATCTACTCTGTAATTTAGCTATTACTTTTCTTCTTCTACGCTCTATTTCTTCAGTTGGATTATTTACTACATTTACTGCTTCTTCCCAATAAATTAATCCCCATGTCGCAGTCTGTGGGAAAAATTGTTTTAATATATCATTTGCAAGTAACCCAGCAGTATCCCATTCATAGCCTATAGCCTCAAAAATAGATTGTATCACTTTACTTTGTTCATAAATAGGTGAAACATATGTTATCATTTCTTTTCCTTTTTTGGACTTTATCATTGTATGTTAGTCACCTCACCTATTACAGCTACTTGATCTATAAGTTTAATATTCTCAGTAATCCCATTTACAGTTAAGTTTTTAAAATCTTCTATTCCCTCCCCCGTAAGAATCATAGATCCAACTATAGTGTGAATTGCAGTATAAAGTATAGTTCCTCCTATAGATATTCCAGATAAATACTTGCTTAAATTTTCTTTTAAACTGTTTAACACTATCTCAGAATTAAAATCTTCTTTAAATTTAAAATTGGCTTTTATATCAATAACTAAAGTAATTGGAGTATCTATTGTTGCAATAGCACCTATAGGAGCTTTTCCACCTCTATTTTCTTCTCTTGGGACTATTTCATATATATAATTTTGCACTTTATCTATAAGTTCTCTGGTAGCAGGCTTATTATTTTTATCTAATATTAATACTTTAACTGTCCCCGGACCATTCCATTCATCTATTACATATGCATAACCAACACCATCTACTTCCTTAGCCCATTTTTTATAATGTTCATTATTACCACTTGTAGCTTCATTTTTATATTCTTCTAAAACTCGTTCCCTATAATGTTCTTCATCTTCTAAGTCAGTTCCACCTGTAAACTCCTCTTCATTTGTAATACTTTCTATACCATTAATACGATCCATAAGTATGGTTATAGTGTTTTTTAGTACATTTCCTATAGTACCTGCCTTAGTACATTCAGCTTTAACATAAGCCACTCCTGTTTCATCAATAACTTTATTCTCTGTAAACTTAAAAACAACAGATTCAGAATCATCTGTTGCTACAGTTCCTATTAATTTATCTTTGTATATATTAGTACCTTTTCTTCCTATAACTTTTATAACTCCTATAGATTTAGTAGGAAGGTTTTTAAATACCCCTTTACATTCTCCTAAGTATTCAAGCCACACACCGTAACTAGTTTGTGGGAATGCTAACCTTAACATATTCTGTAATTGAACTTGCATTAAACTTGCTTTTTCCTCTGCGGTAGGTCTTGTATTATCCCAATAGAAATCTCCCTCAATGGTAGATACATTAGGCGGTGCTTTTTCTAACATTCTTTCATGTATGGTATCAGCATCTTCCTGTAAAAACTCTGGAATAAGTAAATCCCTTTCCAATCATATCACCACACTTTCAATTCACTATGCAGCATAAACTTTTCTTCATCTATAGTTATAATTTCAAACTCATAGTAAACTTCTTCTTTGTTTTCAGACCATTTAAAAATAAAATTATCAACGTCTTTAGTCCTTGGATGTACCATAAGAGTTTCTTCTGTCATTCTCTTTATCTCTAGTTCCATTGCATCTTTAGAAATATCTTGACCAATAATATTTTTAAACTCCTGACCATATAAATCTGAATAAGCTAATTTGTATCTTGGTGTGGCCATAGCTTTATAACACCATTGTACATAAGCTTCTAAATCATTAGCCTTAGCTATAGTTCCATCTGGATTAGTAACAAACTCTCCTGTTTTAAAGTCAAATAAATAAGAACCTTTAAAATCTATAATAGTTTCTTCTAATTCTTCTATATTATTTTCTTCTAAGTTGTCTGGGAATAAATTAGGCATTTACAACCCTCCCAACTACAACAAATTCATCTTTTAATAATGCAACTAATACTCTATCTCCTGGACCTAATGGTTTTAATTCTTTAGGTGTTTTAAAATTATGACTATGTGAATGTTCTCCTGCTGTTTCTGTATTATATTCATTCTTCATTTTTAAATAATCCAACATCATGTAATCTTGTATTTCATATTTAAAATTATCTAATTTAAGCCCACTAGAAGTTATAGTTGCTAAATCTAATCCTATATAAGAAATTGCTTCATTAACTGCTCTATTTGTATTACCTTTTATCTCTCTTGCTATTTCATTAAATATTGTCTCCACTATAGAATTTCCTCCTTATATAATTCAAATTAGATAAAGTTAAATCCATTCTTCCAGTACTACCTAGATTGTGGGTAACATCTATAACATATAATATCTGTCCATTAACACTTACCTTATCTCCTGCTCTAATACTGTTTATATCTATACCAGATATATGTGCTGTTTCTTCTCCAGTATTAAATAAAGCATCTGCTCTTTTTCTTCCTTCAGCACTGCTTTTTATTTTTTCATCTTGCACTAATTTTTGTATTGTTCCATACTTACTCGTATCTTTTTTATATACACCAGTAACAGGAGTTTTCTTATTTTCCTCCTGCTTACCTAATATCTTAACTTGTGTAATCATTCCTTCTAGACTACTTTTAAAATTTATATCCTCTGCTATAGTTTCTAATCGCCATACTGTCTTATTACTACCTAACTGTATTATATTTAACTTATCTAACATTCTAAGTTTATAAAGATTTCCACCCTTTTGAGCAGTTTCTTTCAGATCCTTTATCATCATTCCTAAAATAGTATCCCTTCTATATACTGCCTTAGCAAGTTTAGCCCTAGTATTAACTAAGCTTGCGGTAGGAATTCCCCAGTCTCTGCAATATTTTATAATTCTTTGTGTAGCAGTACCTTCTCCAAATAAATACTCGTCTTCGGACTCTTCTATATATATTGTTCTTTCTTTACAGGTAAGTGTTATTTTTTTGGATTTTCTAGATTTATCTATATCCCATATGACACCTTTAAACACTTGCTTGTTTTTCTTAGTTTCAAAATCAATATCATATATTTCTATAGAATGTCCTTTTGCTATTCCTAGTCTCTTAAGTTCCTCTGTTTCTACTAAATTAATATTTGCAGTATATGCTATACCATCTATAGATTCACTTAGCTGTATTCCTTCGATTAGGTTATCTATCTTATATTTATTTCTAAGTATTATATTAGCCACATTACATCACCAACTTTTGACCAGCTCTGATTATATTAGGATTAGGACCTATAATATTTCTATTCTTCTGATATATAACATTCCATTTAGAACTATCCCCAAACCACCACTTAGCTATCTTCCAAAGAGAGTCTCCTTGTTTAACTACATATATTCTAGAATTAGATTTTGTCGTTGGCCTATTATTTGTTAAAGCTACCGTTTTTACTGTGGATGTTGTTTTAGGTGGAGCTAATGTTTGTATCTTTAATTCCCTATAAGTTCTAAAGCTAATGGTAATATACTTATCTCCTGTTTCTCCTCCTCTTTCTTCTTCACTTATAGAGCTAATATTTACTAAATTATTAAAATTAAAATCTGTAATTATTAATCTAAGAGGCTCTTCCTGCTCCATCCACTTCTCTAATTTAGCTATAGCTTTTTCAGGTTTAGGAATGTTTCTATATCTACAATAAGTATCATATTCTTTAGGTAGTAACGTTAGAAAACTTAACTCTTTTATTTTTTTACCCTTGTCACTTAGATCCACTTCTCCATAATCTACTATATCCGCAGTATCGTATTTCTTGCTACGATTCACTACTATATTATCTAGTGGATTAACAGGAAATTGGAATGTTGTTTTTTCTTTTTCATTTCTTAAATATACATCCAATGAAAATCACCTCAAATAAAAAAGAGACACTTAAACAATTTAAGCATCTCTTTAGCTATACTATTTTTTTATTTTAATGCATCTGCAGCCTTTTTATACTTTTCATCCATAATATTAGTATTTTCTAATATATATTTTCCATCTTCTTTTTTATATGTTACAACAACACTCTTCATTTCATTATCTACATACATAACATAAGCAATTCTTACGAATTTTTTCTGAATAAAATAATCTTCTAAATTAGTTTGTATATTTGCAGCTTTCTTAGTATAAGACTCTAATTCTTCCATTGCTGTTCCTTTAGCAACATTTATACTTATATTTAAATTTATAAATCCTACTTCTGTATCCTCTATAGTAGATATTGCTTTAACCTTTTCTATAGAATTTATTTTATCATATAATTCCCCTTTAGTTATTTCTGTTGTTTTTTTATTATTTTCTTCTTTTTTATTCTCGACTTTTGTTTCCTTAGTAGTCTCTTTATTATCTTTAGATGTTTCATTTCCACAACCTATTAATAAAAACATAAATATAAATAGCAACAAAATTGAAATTTTAGTTAATCTTCTCTTCAAAACAACCCCTCCTTTTCTGTCATATTATAACATATTTAGAGGGGGTATGCATATCACTTCTTTATATTCTTAAGTGCTTCTTTTAATTTATATCCAAATTCTTTCATTGCTTCTTGTACCATCCCATCTATGTCAGCATCATTATCAAAATTATTCTCTACATCTACATCTATGTTTACATTTGATCCACCAACTCCGGCTAACTGAGGCTGTGCCACTGCAAAATATGGTTTTGGTTTTTCTTCTGTTATTTGATTATTTTCTTCATTTAATCCAGATTGTAAAAATTTTTTAGACTCCCTATTATTTAGTACTCTTTCTCCACCTTTAAATAATCTTGTTTGCCTACCAACTAATATCTCAAAACCTCTTTCTGCAACTTCATGAAATCCAGATGTAGCATTATTTGTTCCTGTTGCAAGAGCTTTCCCAGCCCCTGCTATAGAACCTGGTCCATTATAAGTATCCATACCATTTTTATCGTCGCCTTTAAAGAAATCATTTACCCAAGTTGTTATTTTTATTACTTTTTCTTTTATAGTTAAAGCATTAAATTCATGTATTTTAGCAATCATTGCATCAAAATTATCCCGTACTCTCCCAGTTTCCCAATCTACTTCAGTAACATGTTCTCCTGCCTGTTGTTGGGCATGTGATACTACCTCTGTATGCATTTCTTGTGCTTTTGTAACAGCGTCTTCTTTTTGTCTACTAGCTGCATCTAACATTTGATTCGCTTGATCAGAAGTTATTATTCCTAAATCATCTCTTTGATGTATAATTTCCGCTACAATTCTATTATACTGTTCTTCTGCAGCTTGTATTGAACCATCTCTAGCTTTAGCACTATTTTCTACAACTTTTGCCGCTTGTTGTGCTGTTAAATTTCCACTATCAAAGTTTAGCTTTTCCAAAATGACCCTTTGTTCTTCCGCTGACTTTGATATATTTTCCACTGCTGTTTGAGTCATATTGTTCCTAATTGTGTTAATTTCATTTAAGTCTTGTGTTGTAAGCTTTTTATGATTTTGAGATGCCTGATTCACTATTTCGTCTATTCTTTGCTGGCCTTGTTGAACTATATTTTTTTCTGCTTCTTGTTTTTCCCTTATTTTTTGTAATATTTGTTGATTTTCCTCTGCTTTAAGCCCACTTTTTTTACTCATAAAAGTTTGCATAGTTTGGTAGCCTTCATTATATCTCTTATCAATAGCACCTTTTAGTTGGTCTGACATTTGATTAAAATCACTTATAACACTTTGAGAGATTTCTTTAGTTATTTTTTTATTATTTATTTTAATATCCATAAGACTTTGTCCCACATGCTTATCTAATTTCATATATGAATTCATTGCTTCAGCAGTGGATTTGGATACTTCTTCTCCGAACTCTTTAACTGCAGGAATTGAATCCTTTTTAAAATGTCTATATAATTTAATTCCTGCATATGTTGCTCCACCTATTGCCCATGTCCAAGGGTTTAAGAGTAATGCTCCTCCTTTAGCTGCTAATCCTAGACCACCAACTCCTTTGGCTGCTAATCCTGTTCCTGTCGCCAATGCTTCTGTAGCTTCTGCTGCAACTGCAGCTTTTTTAGTAATACCAAAGAAAGCAGATAATTTTGGGCTAAGCTCAATTAAAAAAGTTAATGCTTTTGTAGTCCCTTTTATATATTTAGTTAAAGGATTAAATGCTACAGTTCCTATTGCTACTGCTGCAAACATTTTTTTAGTACCTGTACCAAGGCTATTAAACTTTTTAGCTAAATTTGATATAGTGTCTACAACTTTAACTATCCCTTGTGTTATATCTGGGATTTTAGCTGTAAACCAACTTACAAACTCTTTTGCATAAGGTGCTAACTTCTCGCCTAGTTCTATGTTCATGCCCTCAACTGCACTTTTAAGTATGGTAAATTGACCTTGTAAACTATCTAAACGAGTTTCTGCCATCTTTCTTGCTGCACCATCTGAACCTTCTAATTCCTTAGTCAAAGACTGTAACTTTTCGGGTCCCTGCTCAACCAACGCCATCATTCCACTCATAGCCTCAGTACCAAAAATCGTAGATATAGCTTGAGCTTTCTGTTGTTTAGTTAAGCCATTCATTGATGTTTTCAGATTTCCTATGACTTGACTTAAAGGCAACATTTTGCCATTACTATCGAATGCTTTGAATCCCAATTTTTCAATGGCTTCTGCTGCTTTTTCAGATGGATTTGCTAACCTAGCAAATGAAGCCCTTAAAACAGTCCCGGCCTGACTTCCTTTTATATTTGCATCTGCGAGCATACCTATTGCAGCAGATGTTTCTTCAAAACTAATCCCTAAAGATTTACTAACCGGTGCTACATATTTCATGGACTCTCCAATTCCGGATATATCTGAGTTGGTCCTGGATGCAGTAAGTGCTAATACGTCTGCAACATGTGCACTTTGTTTAGCTTCCATTCCAAACGCTCTTATTGTTCCTGCTGCTATATCTGTTGCTTCTGCTAATTGTATATCCCCGGCAGAAGCCATGTCTAGCAATCCTGGTAATGCTGCTATGGTTTCCTGTACTTTAAAGCCTGCTTGGCTTAGTAACATTTCTGCATCTGTTACATCTTTAGCCGACCAAGCAGTTTCCGCTCCTAATCTTCTAGCTTCTTTCCCCAGCACTTGCATTTCTTGTGCAGTAGCTCCACTTATAGCTTTAACATTAGCAAGCCCCTGTTCAAAATTACTAAAGTCTCTTACTGCAGCAGCTATTCCTAGTCCACCTATCATTACTGCTCCAGCAGTTGCTATAGCTGCTAATTTAGAACATGCTGCCTTTGAAAATTTAGATAACTTCCCTTCCATCTTCTCAAGGGGTTTACTTAACTTATCTTTTAATCTAACAGAAGGACTAGCTTTTATTTTATCTAAAGCTTTAGTCCTTTTTTCTGTTTGTTTTGCGAATCTCTCAGTTGCTGTCAGCTTCTTTTTGGCTTCACTATCTCCTTCAACCCCAATTTTTATATCTAATCTATAAATTTCTTTTTTAGCCAATTATCTAGCCCCCCTTTCGGGCTTGTTCAGCTATTTTCTTTTCCTCTTCTATCTCATAATCAGTAAAGGCGAGAATTAATCTTCTCGCCATATCATTAATTTGAACATTATAAAAGTCGTGAGGACAAATATTATGCTTTGAATACATATTGTATAAAGCTGTTATTTTTCCACCACGACTTATTAGTTTTTTATATCTTCAATTTCTTCTAATTCATTATCAAATCCGCTTAATTCTAAAACCTTATCTCCCATTGCAGAAGTTTCTCCTGCTAGGAATTTCTTTCTTATAACCTGTTTACCATCACTTGCTTTTAATGCATCTAATAATTTAGAATTATTCCAATTTGGGCTTACTGTTGCCGCTTCTATAAGTGCTGCATTAAATTCCTCATCGTCTAATTCTTTTATTCTTTTTCCTCTTTCTTTTCTAGTATAAGTACATTGTCTTTTTATTTTATTTATTTCTTTTTCACTTAAACCTTTTAAAGTTACTGGAACACCTAATCGTTCTATAAAATAAGTAGCTTCTGGAACTTCATCAGGCTCCATAAGTCTGTTTATTATATCTTCCTCTGTCATATTTAATATTTCTTCATCCTTTATTTTTTCACTCATTAATAATTCCTCCTAAAATTTATTTATTCTACAACTATTGGGTCTAAGAGCTCATAACCTTCAAATGTGAAAGGAGTTTCCTCCTCCACTAATTCATTAGCTTTTAAATTTATAAGATTTAATTTATCTGCCATACAATTCATTAATCGAATTCGTTCATGTCCATAAGCTTCTGGGTCTTCTAAAGATGAAATAACTTCAAATCTTTTAAACCCTCTTTGAATCATAGCTGAACTTACTTTAAATCCACTCATTGAACCTGTACCTTTTTTACTTCCTTGTTTATATCTTGTCCAATCATCTCCAACTAAGTTAAGTTCTTTTTTATCTAACTCAACCTCAGCTGTTGTTTCTGTAAGATTTGTTTGCCATATACCATCTATAAGTATTTTCCCTTTAGACCCGTGTATGGTTCTTGAAGCATCCAATGCCATAAATTATCACTCCTATCTCAAATATCCTGTTCCATAGATACGTTTCATTACATTTACATACTTAGCATCCCATTTCCAGAATACTTCATCATTTTTCGCCTTAGCTTGTAATTCCTCATCTATCTCGACTGTAAAGTCTTCTATTACACCTTCTTTTTCTAAAACCTCAAAGTATTGTTTAAGAGCACATATTAATGCTAATCGACCTGTCCCCTCATTAGGTACTTTACCTATAAACTCTTTCCTTTTTAGTGCAGTATCTCCATCAACTGCATTCATGAACTTTATACCTCTGATATATCCCCAAGTTTCATTTTGTTCTTCACTATATTTTTTTAGTGTATTTACATCATCTACAACTATAACCTCATCATCTTCTTTTACTAGAATTAGAGTTCCTGCTTCTAAACAGTTCTCCACTTCTTCCTTACTTAAACGAGGTTCTACATCTTCAAATATAGTCTTTTCATTGCAGATACTCTCTTTTAACCTTTTACCTGTTGCTAATCCAGCTATATAGCATGCAGTTTCAGTGGGTGTATACTTTACACCTTCATAGTAACCACTAATACCTACATTAACTATCCCCTCAAAGTTAAATTCTTTACTCTTTGTGTTAGCTTGTTGAATAGTATCTGTGTCCTTAATTCCTAAGTAAGCAATTATATTGTTGCCTTTAGTCTTATTTCTTTTAACCCATGCTTTTACAGTGTTTTGTAATGATTCATCAGTTACACCATCTAAACAAAACCCATCAGCTTTATAGCCTTCAAGTATCTCCATAGCTTTAATATAATGCTCATTAGTTATAGATGTTGTACCATCATTACCTCCTGTAATGGTTTGATTTGCAACATTACCGAGTTTTCCATTGCCTTCATCTAATTTAGTAGCCTTAAGCCATGTATTTTCCACATTTTCATTAATAGATTTAGCTACTTCTTCTATAGTTCCACCAAGTTCAGAGAATGCATATAGCTGTTTAGTTGCTTCATATAAAATTAAATCTTTCTTAGTATCATCTACTATATTTGTTCTAATTGTTATATTAAAATCTCTAGTTGTAGGATATAAGGTTTCTATTTTTAGAATATCTGTATCTTCTGTATCCTTAAGCATTACGCTTGATATCTTTTCTGCACCATCTGTAAGCCTATATAGTAACAGCTCTTTAGGTTGTCCTAATAGCGATAATCTGCCTAATCTATACGCTGTATTGTCCTTACCAAACTTATTTATTAAGTCTTTTTCATCTTTTATACTTACTACTTTTTCTATAGGTCCCCAATTAGCTTTAACTGGCATGGCCAAAATGCCATGTATTCCAGTTCCTATTCTTTTTTCTGCTAATGCTTTAAATCGGTTGTAAAAACCCGGTATAGTAGGTCTATTATTTTCATTCCATACTCCTGTGGCCATTATTCCACCTTCTTTCCTAAGAACTTTTTAATTCTTCCTTCAAATTCTTTTTTACTCATTTCTTCTTTACCACAATCAAATAAAGCACCAACTGCTACCTCTTTTCTGTAACCTGTTAGTGCTTCACAATTTTCTATTAAATCTTGTACTGGATATAATTCCTCCTGGATTAAATTTGTTTCTTCCTGCATACTAATCCTCCTATTTTAAACTTCCTTTACCATAAATTTTATTTATAGTAGGAGTATCATCTTTTATCATTTTCTTTCTGCTAAAATCTACAGTTAATTGTCCTACTCCTAACATATCTGCATCTCTATCTTCCTGTATGCTTTCTATAGTTAAATACCTTCTATCTTTTAAGTCTAAAGGTATCTTTAAATCTGTTATGAGTTTATCTTCTATAGTATCTAATAACTTTTCTATATTACCTCTATTCCTATCAACTACATGGCATATAAGTGTTTTATTCTCTTTAATTAGGGCTCCATTAATACGTTCCTTACTTGTATTAGCCACTCTCCAAAGTATAGAAGGCACCTCAAAATCCTTTTTCCAATTGTTCAAATAAATTGGATAATTGATTATTTGTTTAGTGTATTCTTCTAAAGCATCTAACCATTCATCTTTATTAACTTCATCTTCTTCATGCAGAGAAATAACTTCAAATCTTAATCCTCTAGCTATAGCATTCCATTCCTCGTCAATAATGTCTTGGCCTATTGCTCCATTAAAAATACAAGTAAAAGTTTCATCTGCATTAACATCTTCTATAGTTTGTAAATCTAAAGATTTAATTACCTTCTCAGATAAAGCATCTAACTTTTGGAATGTAGTTCTTTTTTCGTATAACCATATCTCAATAGTCCTTTTAAATGAAGTTGGATTATTCTGTTCATCATCACTACCTTGCAGAATTACTGCATAAGGCTTTACTGTATCTTTAGATGGAACTGTAGGCTCATAACAATCTTTAAGTTCTGGAATACTATCTATTAACTTTTGTCTTATTCCTGCTCTCAATTCTAATCATCACTCCAATATTTAAGCACTGCTGACTTAATAACTTCTCTATTACCTTCTAAAGTGTTTTCTATTGTCTTAAATCCTTTCGTACCAGGATGATTTACTTTTTTAACTGGATGTGCTGCACCTTTCCAATATAAGGCCTTTCCATTCTTGGGAGCTATAACGTGAGGTTTACTTCCTTCTTCTAATATCTCTCCATATTCAACACCATGAGCCAAATATATAGAATAGTTATTTCCTCCACCTTCACATCCACCTTTTAAACCTTGTCTAGCATTAGAAGTTCTATCTGTCCATTTAGCATCATTTTTGGCTTGACTTTCTAATTTCCTAGCCATTGCATTACACAATATATTCATACCCACTTTTTTTCTTGCGATATATTCAATAGCTCTAAAATTCATATTAATCTACCCTCTCGAGATCACACATGTACCCACATATAGTATTTTCTATTTGTATAGGATAAGTTGCAGTAACTTTCATATGGCCTTCTAAACATTTAAACTCAATAGCTTCTTTAGGATTAATTTCTATATCTGCATCCTTATTAGCAATCATTTTGTATTTATCAGTACTGTAAGATGTTCCCTGTGTTTTGCTATCTATAACTATCTTATTTGAACTATCCTCAAGATATATAAGAACCTTAAGAGCTTTTATAGTTTCAACTTCTTCAAATGCTCCATCAACAATAAGTTTTTCAGTGTGTTTAAATTCTATTGTCGTAGGATTCAATTCTATTCCTTTATCAATTGTATCTATAATCTTTTTAGCTTTTAAAGTAGACATCTAACATCCATCTGCCCTTCTCATAGATGTTTTGTATCCTGTAGCTTTACTTGGATTTAAATTAGCCTGTTCTTGTAAATAATCAGCCTGATACATAGCGGCCAAGTTGTTCCAATAATCTGGATCAGCATTTTCCACTTCTATAGGTCCTACTTTTATTTTCTTATCAGTATTAGCTTTCATTAAACAACCACGCCAACTAGCTTTAAGAACATTATTGTCATTAACTACAAGTAAATTATTTAATTCTTCATCAGTAAATACAGGATATTGGCTTTCATTTAAATTAATCTTTAATATTTCTAAAGGTGTAAGTTCCATTCTTATTCACCTTCTTCTATTTCAGCATATTTTCTTAGCTCCCCTAAATCACATTCCTTAACTTCAAATTCTTCATCAATTTTAATATGTTTACCTCCATATTTTATATATTGCTTAGCCTTAGCTTTTAAAGTTTTTTCTTCTACTTTCTCATCTTCCATAGCATTTATATTTTCTTCTTTGGACTTTGCCATAATAAAAATCTCCTTTCTTATATAAAACTAAAGAGCAGTCATATTGACTACTCTAATTAATATACTGTTGCAAAGAATACTTCATCTGCCCTGTCAAATGAAACAATAGGCATAACTGATACTTTTGTATCTACAGTAACTGGATCCTCTTTTACCATTGTTGTTACTGCAATACCTGTGTCCACCATATAAGTATCTAATTTAGATGAACCTGATTGCTTGTCAAATTCTTCTGGAGTTGTACCATAAACAGTATTGCCCAAAGTTGTTCCACTCATAAGTGTTATTTTACCATCCACATAATATGGAACTGGATCATCACCTTCTGATGGAATATAAGTAGCATCTTCTAAGAATACAACTGTTAATTGAAGTACTTCTTTAACAAATTGAATATAATTCGCTTGAGATAAAATTAATGAAGTATTTAAATTACTGTTCTTAATATGATTTGTAATAGCTTTATTAACTAAAAATGTACTATCAAAAGTATTTTCAGTTAACAATAATGTTTTAGGCTTTGCATATTGGTCATTTGTAATAGCCTTCTGCCATGACTTTATATCTCCTATAATATCAGCATCAGGATTTGTCCACTTATCTGTTCCAGTTAATACTTCCCTATGATTATCTGGGACCCCATATTCTACTACAATATCGCCATCTTTTGAAGTAAAGTTTAATAAACCATTTTGAATTACTGATGATCTCATTTTCTTTGAAATTATATTTGCTCCATCTATTAAATTGGAATAATTCTCAAATACTTGTCCTAATAATGCATTTACAAAATTTTCATTATTTGCTCCTATTGCATTTTGCAAATCTCTTCTGGTTGTTTCATCAATCCCCATGCCTTCCTTAAAGAAAGGTATTTCTGTTGATTTAACTGTTAAATCAGCACTTAATGCTCTCATCTTTGTATTTGCATCAAAAGTGCTCATCCTTAAAGCTATTGGTTTTTTCTTAGCACCTTTAGCCATTTCTAACTTTGTTCCACTAACTTTTTTATCTGGGAATAGAGCCTTATCTATTGTTTGTTCTGCTGGTAACTCTTTAATATAAAGAGCTATGTTTTTTGAATTAATATAATCTCTTAAATTTGGCATATATATTTCCTCCTTATTCTCCAAAAATTATTTGTTTTAATGCTGCCATTTCAACTTTTTTAATAGCTTCATCTGAATTAAACTCAACTGCATCTTCATATAAAGCACCATGGACAAATACTGGCACTACTTCTGTTGCATCATCTCTATCTGCTGTTGGTGACATTGAACCTTTAAAAGATGTATCTTGATATACAACACCAAATGCATCTGTTTCACTTAAAGTTGAAGTTACTTTCTTACCATCTTTAGTAATTAAAGTACCTGCTAAAAGCACCTCATTTTCATCTAAAAGTGGTTTTACATCACCTTTTCTTATTTTGATAGGCAATGAAATAAAATGATCTCCAGCTATTAATCTTAATTTATTTTGTTTAGCACCTATTGTATAGCTTGATTGTCTCAAAATACATTCCTCCTTTATTTTTATTTAGCAAAGTCTGTTAAACTTTTTGCTTTCATATTTTCTGCTCTTTGCTTTCCTAATTCTGAAGCAAAGTTAGTTTTATTTGGTTGTGTATCATTATTACCACCAGTAACAAATGATCCTGTGCCTTTTATTTCTTTATCAAATAAATATTCATGACTTGTTTTAAGTGGCTCTATTTGTTCTTTAAGACCTATGACATTATCTCCATCTACCTTAAGCTTATCTTTGTCTATAAGTGTCATAATTAACTTTTTATCCTTAATACTAAAAGCCCCTAAACCTTTTTCTAAGGCATTATTAAAAGCTATATCTGATAATTGTTTCTCATAAGTTTCTTTTTGTGTTTTATTATCTAATTCTAATTGCTCAACTTTTTCTTTCAATCCATCAACATCTTTATATTCTTCTTTTAAATTATTTATTTGTTTATCTCTTTCACCAACTTGTTTTCTATATTCCTTTGCCTGTTCATTTACCTGATCAAATCTAGTTTTTGAAATGAATGAACCACTTGAAACATCTTCAAAATCTTTTTTATCTAATTCTTTTCTTTTATCTTCTGAGAGAGCATTGAATGCTTCTTCTCCTATAATATCTTTTATATGTGCCATTCTTTCTTTTCCTCCTTAATCTTAGGCATAATAAAAGCACCTACTATTTTTACTTAGTAAGTGCTTTTATTTTTCTATTTTATATGGTTCTGACATAAATTCTTTATATTCATCTTTTGCCCATTTAGGTGCATTCTCTTTAATTTGTAAACCATCATCTGTATAATACCCATAACCTTCTTTTAAAAATCTTGGCTCAGGTTGATCCATCTTTATCACCCTCTCATTTTTATATATTCTTTTAATTTCTTTTCTACCTTTTCTCCAAATACTTTAGCAAATTTTCTTGGATTTTCTCCACCAAAATATTCTGCAAATGTTTCTGCAAAAGCTTCTTCTGGCTTAGTTCCCCCATATCTGCTTACAAGTTCAGCTATATTTTTAAAACTAATATCTTCATTATATTTTTTATTATAATCTGAAATAGTATTTTCTATAAATTCTTTGCACCAATTATTGCTAGATATACCGCTATTCTTATCAAGCCATTTCATAGAATCAGCAATATGATGACCGTACTCATGTACAAATGTTTTATGTGGCTTAGCATTAGCTACTGTCCACTTACTTTTAATACATTGTCCTATATAACTATTATTATACCCTTTATCAGTAAAATATGCACCATTTAAAGCTAGTTCTACTGCTTGAGGTTTGTTGATGTAATATTGGTAATAGCCTACTGCATTCATCCTTGCTTTGATTTTTATTATTGGTAATTCAACTGGATCTATCTCCTTAAATCCTTCAAAATAACTATGAAACTTATCTAGCCAATTAACTGAATCTTGTAATATATCTTTATTTATAGGATATTTAGTACTGTCCGAAAACTTTATTTTATAATTATCTATTAGATGTTTCTTTATCTCTCTTTTATTCTTAAATTCAGTATAGTTTCCTTTAAAATCTTTCCATTGTATTTCTTTAGACTTTTTCTTAGGATATTCTATTATATTTAATTTCTTATTATCTTCATACCATTTATCTAGCTTAGAATTAGATTTTCCTTTATTCCATGCTTTAAGCTCTTTAATAGCCTTATTTATATCTTCATTTTCCTCAGTAAAGTAACATAAGCAATTAGGATGTTGTAATGGAACTTCATTAGGCTTAAATACCCTTCCATCATAATCATCACAAATATCTGTTTTACCATGCATCCTAAAACTATGACTAGCACTTAAATTCCACTTAATCCCTTTATTAAATGGATTATTCTTAGCATTTTCTATTGTTGTTTCAGCAAATGAATGAGTAATTGATGTTCTAGCTAATCTTTGAGCTTGATAAGATATACTTTTATTCATGCCAACTTCTAAAGTTTTAGCTTCTATTCTTTTAGCTGGATTTATATATCTTTCTAATTGCTGAGCTAATTTTCTAGCATTAGCACCTTTAGCTACATTAACTTTTATTAAAGTATCTATATCCTTAGCATTACTTTTAGTTACATTCCAAATTCTTTTATCTAATGTTTTACCATCTTCATAATACTTTCCTCGTATAAGTTTTTTTACTGTACTAGCTGACGTATTTATAACTGATTTATTAAACATAGATCTTAATTTAACATCATCAGTTATACTATCATAATAAGCTAAACTTGTTGTGCTAGCTATTTGTGAACTAGATTTAATGTTACTTTTAATAACATTATTTAATTTGTTATTTAATTCATTTATGTAAGCCTGGACTATTTCTTCCATTCCACTTAAATGTTGTTTGCTTGAACTAGTTTTACATGAAGAAATTTCACTTGATAATTCTTTAGCTAATTCTTTATATATTCTTAATAATTCTCTTTCCTGCTTCTTATTAAGCTTTAAAAATTCTTTTCTGGCATCTAATATCCTCTGTTGGTATAAATTCATTATTCATCACCAACAATTCCTTTATTATTAGACTTACCATCTAAATTGTCTAATTCATTATCTAAAGCCTTATTGTATTGATCTGATTCTGCATTAATCATCATTGCTTTTTCATCTAATATTTCTTCAAAAGCTTTTTCAACATCTTCTTCATCACTGTATTCTTTAATATAAGATTTCCTACTTCTAACATCTGCTTCTACTTCTTTCATAGCTAAAGTTTTCTTTTCATCTTCATCATTAGGAATAGGATAGTTTTGTTTTATAATCTTAGTATATTTCATTTGTACCCAAGCTTTATTGAATATCCCTGGATAGCACACTGACCCTACTTCAATAATGAAATTCATTAAAGATAATAAAGGCTTTTCCCAGTCATTAAATTTCTCTTCACATCTAGCAATTAAGTCATTATAAAGATATACCATAGCTTTGGCACTAGGTATATTATTTAAATCACTTATCTTAGGCATATCTAACGTTTCTTTCATATCACTATCTGCTCTATCAAGATAAGAATCCAGTGCTGAACTACTGCCTATATTGTATTCTTGTCTCTGGATAGTAGCTTGCTTCCCTTCTGTTAACGCTTCATCTCTAGTTTTTATTGCATGTACTGCATTAGGAGCTATAGTTAATCTATTTACATCATCTTCATTACCATCAATTATACTTTCAGAACCAAACATCTGGAATCTTAAAGCATCCGCAAAGTCACTATTTCTTTTATTATATTGATTTTGTGCATCTCTTAAGTCTGTAATGTCACTTTCACCAAACGTATTGTTTAATTCACCGCCATTTCGGATTAGCCAACATGGAATAATAGAGAATCCTGTGTCTTGATCTATAGTTAATTCCTTTTGTAGTTCAGTGTTTTTATACGTTTCTTTTCTATACCAGGCCTGAAGTGCCTTAGTATTTTCATCTGCATTGTAATAATAAGTATGCAAATAATAAATCTTATCCTTATCTTCTTCCTTATAAACATTCATTTCATCTTCTTCAAAGAAAATAGCTTTTAACAACTTTCCATTCTTTTCTTTATAAAAGAAATTTTCTATACTTTCATATTTGATTGTAACAGGATCTCCTGGATTAGCTTCTGCTCTAAGTAGTACCCTTTTCTTTATAGTAGCTTCTAAGAATGCTTTCCTAGTATTGTTCCAGAAATTATTGTTTTCAAATACATCTTCTATAAATTTTCTTAGTTCTTCACACTGCTCTTTATCCTTTAAATCATCTGCTTTAAATATCAATGTTGGCTTCTTACCAAACATCCATCTAGCTTGTTTCTTAAGAAGTGGCTTAACTTTATTTCTTATATCCTGTGTGGGTTTATAATCAACATTATCATCTACTGGCCAATTCTGACCATATAGTGCTGGATTTTGTTTTGCTTTTTCTAAGTCTATGGATTTTCCTTTGTAATAATAGTAATCAGTAAATACACGTTTTCTTTCAGCTATTTCATTATCCGGCAACTTTAATAATGTATCTCTTATAGTTCTTGCTTGTTTTTCCACTAGAATACTGTACCTCCTTTCCTTCCATATGGATCAGTAGTTGTCTTCTTAACAACACCTTTTCCTTTTCTATATATTGAATCGTCATATTCTTCAATTCTAAATCTTAATATTGTATATATAAAATATCTTATTGCATCCATACAATGGTCGTTATCTTTTAATACTTCTTCTACCCCATGATCTAATTTTTTAGGATCCCATACATAAGAACTAAACTCTTTTAATGTTTCTTTACATATGTCATTAACGTAAAATAAACTAAGATTTAAAGCACTCGCAACAGTTCTTATTCCATCTATTACATCATTTTTAGCTTTCAATATATTCTTAAATCCATCGTCTCTTAACTGTTTTATAAAACTTGCTGCACTTGGATCCACTATTATTTTTACTGGAACTATATCTCCTAAAAAATTCTTTAACTCCTTAGAATATTGAACATCTGACTTTTGTAAGCTTGTATCTCTACCACTGTAATAGTATTCTTTTATAATGTACCACTTGCCATTATATAATCCCCACAAAAGAAACACAGTAGCATTTTGAGTACCATAGTCTATTGACACATAATATTTTTCATACTTTTTAGGTATTGTTTTAACCTTATGAAAGTCCTCATTGAACATGTCATATATAACGCCTTCAGCTAAACACCATAAACCTAAGATATAACGTTTATAGAATATACCTGAGTACATTCTTTTGTACCTTTCTTTTACTTTTTCACTCAAAGATAAATTGTCATCCATAGTGAAATGTAAATGTACAGCGTTTTTTTCCTTTAGCTTATCTAAATATTCAATCTTAAACCAGTGATATGGTCCATCTGGGTTACAGTTAAACCACATCTTAGCTCTTTCTACTGAACATCTTGCAGTAGCTTGATTAACAAAACTTTGTGGCATTAATGCAACTTCATCAAATAAAACACCTGCTAATGTTATACCTTGTATTAAATCCTGTGAACCTTCATCTTTACCACCGAATAAATAAAAATCATTACTCTTACCATTTTTAGATATAGTAAGATAATTTTCATTAGATGCTCTATGGTCTTTACACTTATATCCTCTACCTCTTAACATTCTTTTAAGTGGTTTTACAACATTTCTTCTTAAAGACCCAATTGTTTTACCACATAAAGCAAAATTTTCACCGTTAAAAGTTGTGTTGGCCCACATTATAAAAGATAATGACATTACTATAGTTTTACCCGCTCTTACTGAACCATCTGCAATTAGTATATCGCTATCTTTTACCGGTGATGCCTCAGTCCACCAAGTAAGAACTTGAACTTGTTTGTCTGAAAAAAGTTTAAATTTAAATACCTTTTCTTTCTTCTTATTCATTATTCCACACCCCAGCGGCCCTGCCATTTAGTGCATCTAAGAATCCATCATCTTCAACCTCGGTTTCATCTCCATTAACTTTTGATTTTTCTAATTCAAGTTTTTCTCTAGCTTGTTTAACTTTTTCATCTTCTATCTTTCTCTTGAAGTTATCAGGAAATAAATCAAAGTATTGAGATAGTTTATCTAAAGCCTTCATCCTATCCTCAAATTTAATAGATACTCCATCTTTACCCTGCTTTACTTCACTTATTATTGTACCATCTACTATATTACTTTCTTTAAAGTCAACATAGTTTACTACCTTAGTAAGTTCATTACCTTCTTCATCTTTAACAGGCCCAAATGGTCCCATAATAGTAACTTCTTTTTGTCCAAATGTTAGATAATCTGTTATATCTGCAAATGCTATCTTTATATACTTATTCAATACATCCATAGCATCTATAAATATTTCTTCTGTCATTTTTCCTTTTAGTTCCTTAATATAAGCTTTAACCTTACTATTTCTTACTAATTCACTACCTGTTACATGAGCCCTTTCAGGTGAATATCCTGCTTTTATAGCTGCCATAGTCTGATTAAAGCTTTTAACATAATAAATACAAAAGAGCCTTTGCTTATCAGTAAGTTTGGTATCCTCTAATACCTCTTTTACTTCTTCTGCAATAGGCTCTTCTTTATTATTTTTATTCTTATTTTTTGTTGCAACACTCTTTCGTTGCGTTGCACTCTTTGTTGCAACATTTTCATTTATTTCATTGTCCCAGTTTTCTCTATTTTTCCTACTTCTTAAAGTTGAATATTTAACTCCATGTTTCTCTGCAAACTCTTTGAGCTTTACTTTTCCATTTAACTTTAAATATTCTTCTTTAATTAAGTTCCAATCTGGCCCTCTTATATTTTCCATAGTTACATTGTCACCACCTCACCTTTGTTTGTTTTGTATATAAAAAAGAGCCCTGTTAAGAGCTCTTTTTTTACTGTGGATTTAGTTCACCTTATTTTTCATCAATACCCCTTGATAAAAAATAAAAACATAATGCATTGATTAAACATAATCCATTATTTTCAACACAGAACTTTCTACTCTCATTCCCTCGAACATAATCACTCATTTCATTAAATAAGTAATTTACATCTTTACTAGAATAAGGTCCATCTTCCCTAAAACAACTTAAATCTATTTCCTCACCATATTTATTATTTAAATATTGGACAAGATTAGAGTTTTCAAATTCCTTTTCTATTACATCTATATCTTCTTTATATCCCTTATCAACTAAATAGTTTACCCAATAAGATAAACTTTCTACTCCATGTTTTAACATAAGTATGCTTTTCTCCATTTTTTCACCTCTCAAATATATTTTCTACATTTTAGCAGGATTTCCTTCTTTTTATAACATTTATTCTTTTAATTTACTTTCTGGAAGATAGTTCATTCGTATGGACAATTTAAAATTGCAAAGTAATAATTTAAATTTTTAGCTTACTATGTTCTATATTATCTAATACGATTAATTGTTTAACTTCTTTTTTAGAAATATATATATAGTCTTTATCGGTTTTTACCCAATAAAAATCCTTATATTCAAACCATATTTGTCCGATTGTATCAAAATCTGAACAGTGTATCATGCATTTTTTTAATGAACTAATCTTTAAGTCAATGCACATAATTCCAAGTGTAAAGGCAATTAACAAATAACAAATTAAATATGGAGAATAATACTGAATCTTTCTCCAGTAATTATACTTTCCGTATGTAACTTCTGCAATAACCTTATTATTTGTTTTTAATTTTATGTTATCATCTTTAGTAAAAACAAAATTTTTATCTACAAAAAACACTAATTTTTTATCATCAATATTAATCTTAAGACTTTTTAAATTAGGATTATTATTGTTACATAAATTAACTTTATTATTATTAACATCCATTTGAATATTATTATGTTTTGTATCTAATTTAATTACTTTATCATTTTGAACAAAAATTCGTTGATCATTTAAATTTAATTCTATAGTAGATCCATATATATATCTATACATAGTAAATGTGAATATACTAAAAAAAATAGTTAAAATTATTTCTATAGATCCAGTAATTATAATTTTTTTCTTTAGCTTTCTTTTGCCTTTTAATATTCTATTATAAATATCATTATTGAACCACCTATACAAAATTAAAACAAGGCTTGATATTATAACTAGAAAAATTATCCAAAATAAATAAAGACGATTTATATTATTATACTGATTATTAGCTGAAACCGGTAAAGCTATAACAATTATTATTAACATAAATATTATAATTCCATAGAATATAGTTAAAGTAGTTCTAACCATGACTTGGACTTTTCCAAATTCATCCATAACAATTCTAAATTTATCCTTAATATGATTATATGGATAATTATAAATAAAACATGTTAATGATACTGCAATTGCGCCTAATGCTGGTAATATGATTACTAAATTTCTTAATTCATCCATAAACATACCTCCTAAAATACTTTATTTCTACATTTTAGGAGGTTTTCCTCTATTTATATGCTACTTTTTATAGCAACTATCCTTCTATCCAGTTCTTAAAATTCTTATATAAACTGAATGTTAGAATAGTTCCTATTATGTTATCTACTCTTCTGGTTATTATTAGTCCATCTATATACAATTCTAAACCTTGCCATAATGCCACCACACAAGCACTAATACCTATTAGTATTAATAATTCAGTTATATACTTTTTCATTTATTCATTCCTTTATTAGTTTACTTTTGATTTTACTTTACATAACTATATTTAAGTAACTTAATCTATTTTCCCCATGTTCTTTGCTTTATTCCCCCACCTTTGCCCCTATAGTAACTATCATGCTGCATTAATTCCACAACATCAGAAAAGGAGAGGTCTTCTTTTTTATTACCTCTCCTACGTCTCTTCTTATGCTGTTTTCTATTTTTATTTAATTGTTTATGTGTGCTCGGTTGCTGTGTTTTTAATATCTTTTTTATCCTCACCTGGACCACCTACCTCACATTCATTTATACAACTAACTATATCTACTTTGCATCCCATGTAATGCTCACAAAATCCATCGTTTCCTTTTATAAAATTCTTGCAGTATTCTTTTTTATTTAGTTTCATAATCTACTCTCCTATGTATATGAATATAGTCTCCTAATCAATTTTAGGTATGTAAAAAGCACCTAAGGCTGTATTCCTTAAGTGCTTTTTGATATTTAACTATTTATTATTTCCTTCATACTCTCTTACTTCAAAAGATGCTATCTTATCATGTACTATATATTCTTTAACTGTTTTATAAGGATTAATATTTTTATTAAATGAATATAATGATGGACCTTTACCATTAGATCTTTCCTCAAACCAATTTATAAACTTTTCTACTTCCTGCATACTTACATCATATTCTTTTGTAGCTCCATTTACTAGAGATATACTTAATATAGCATTGTTTTTATTTTCTTCTACCTTTTTAGTAACATTAACTTTACAAGTAGCTGTTAAATCAGTACCTTCTACTTTGGCTGTTATTGTTGATTTTCCTTCTTTTATAGCTGTTACTTTACCATCTTTGTCTACTGTAGCTATTTTTTCATCACTTGATGACCATACTACTTTTTTATTCGTAGCATCTTCAGGTAATACTTTAGCATTTAAATTATCTGAACTACCTTCTAATAAATCCATAGATGTTTTATCTAAAGTTATTGATTCTGCTTTAACAGCTTCTTTATAAGGCTTTAACTCCCCATTCTTATCTATATCTATAGCATCTAAAGTTATATAATCATTTGTTAAATTTATAATTTCTAAAGAATGTTCTTTATTAACCATTCCCGTTTTTTCATAAGCAAGAGCTTGATAATTAATATTTGTAGTTTTCGTATTAATTGTATCTATTATATTATCATCTATCTTTATTTTTATATTATTAGAATTAGCTATTGCAGTACTAGTAATTATTCTTATTTTATCTCCAGTAAATTTAAATTGTATTTTATCATTTATAATATTACTTATTTGATTACTACCATTCCATTTTAAAGAACCTGATTCAGTGCTTGTTCTCCAATTACCTATGTAACTAATATTATTATTTTTATCATCATATCTTTTCCAGCCTATTTCAGGCTCTTTAAGCATGTCTCCAACTTTTGCACTATTTTTCTCAGTATTGTTTAAGTTATGTGTTCCTATAACAAAATCATTATTTTTCTCAGCATGAGCAACATAAGCATTATTTATACCACTAAATACAAAAACAAACAATAATACCATGCTCATAATTAAACCTATTTTCTTTTTCATTGTGTTGTCCCCCTTATTCTTGATATATATATTATATAATTACATCTTTCGCCATATCAAGAATAAAATTACTACAAATTCTCTTATATCTTACAAAATTATTAATTTTTTTTATAATAATTAAATTTAGATTAAAGAATGATATGTTTTTTATTAATATACTTACTGTAATATAAAAAGACACCTAGAATTAACTAAGTGCCTTTTTAGTACATACACAATATATTATTTTTTATTTTAGCAGTTACCTTATTTTGTACGATAAGTCCCTGCTTTATATATTTTTGCTTAATATCATAATAACATAAGTAAATCGGACAATGGGGACAACTTTATTTTAAAAATCTTTCTGCAACTTTCCTAACACTTTCCGTAGTAGTTCCTCCGCCTACATTGGCAGCTACATCTTCCCATGTTAGTCCATTTATATATCTTAAACTTATAATCTGCCTTGTTAAACTATCTTCTATACCTTCTATAAATTCATTTGTTTCTTCTACCAAATCCATCAATTCACTTATTCTTCTACTTAATTTCTTTCTTAATCTAATTGTTTTCCTGCTATATTCTTCGTAGTCTACACCCTCTATAGTAAAACTTCTTTGCACATAAGGGAAATGAGAACTAGAGCCTCTTACTTTATCAATTGCCATTGTACATTCTAGATTATCTATTTGTTTCTTTATCGCTTCTATTTCTGTTTTTAGATATCTTAATTGCTTTAGTTGTTCCTTATCCATGCTTGTCCTCCTATTCATAGAACCTACTTTTGTTCCAAGTTTTACTCTTATTTAAAGTTTTAATTTCTTCTATATCAAAAGGTTTTATTCCAGCTGCTAAATTAATGATCCTATCCATACCTATATCTAATTCTCTTAATTGAGATTTTTGTTCTTCTGTTAAATTTAATCCAGCTAAGTCAAATTCATCTAAATCACTATTAGTCATACTGCTTTTACCCTCCTAATTTCCTTCCCTTTTAAGTTATATATAACACCATGATCCATATCTATCTTTGCTTTTATCCTCTTTTTATTTCTTTTAAGTACGCATGGATAAGTAATCTTGTAGTCTTCCTCAAATAGCTTATACTCACCATTTAGAAACTTGTCCAAATTCTTTCTCCATGCCTCCATGATTAAACCTCCTTTGTATTATCGTTTTAATATTCTATTACAGTTAAGGTACAAGAATACGCACACCAATCCTTACACCTATTTAATTTTACTAAGATATTTTTTTGTATTCATATTTTACGGTTTCTTCTGATAATTGCGCATATATTTGAGTAGTTGCTGGACTCTCGTGACCCATTAAGTGTTGTATAATTGGCATTGGCATACCGCTATTAATCTTGTAGGTTGCAAAAGAGTGCCTGAATAAATGAGGATGTATTGACTTTTCTATTCCTGCCATATTCGCTATCTTTTTAATCTCTCTTTGTATAGATCTTCCACCCAATCTATTATGCGGACTTCTTGATGTAACAAACAATGCTTCGTTGTTATCTGCTCTAGTTAGTAAGTATTTTTTTAATAATATTTTAGCTTTTGTACTAAAATATACCTTACGTTCTTTATCCCCCTTACCAACTACAAATAAGCTCATTTCATGCCAATTAATATCATCTTTATTTACTTCAACAATTTCGCTTAATCTGCACCCAGTACTTATTAGGAACTCTATTAAAGCTTCTTCTCTATCTGTTTTACATGATTGTCTTAGTAATTCTATTTCTTCTTCCGTTAATGGTTTTCTCACTCTTTTAGGTTCTTTAGTTTGCTTCAACTTTTTAGCTGGATTCTTAGGTATATATTCCTCTTCATGCAACCATCCAAAGAAACTTTTTAATATAGAAATTTGTCCATTTACACTAGTTGCTTTCATGCTCTTACATCTAACTGTTAAGAACATCCTTAGATCCATTGTATTTATGGTTGATAAAGGTTTCCTTAAATGGTCCGCAAATATTAAAAGATTGCATTCATAATTCTTTAATGTCTTCCTGCTAAGCCCATCTAGCTTTTTTGTAGCTAAATATATCTGTAATTTCTCCTCTATATCGCTACTTACAAGAGCCGTCTCCTCTGGCAATACACGGTATTTATATAACACTTCCTCTACTATAGCTCTAGTCTTAAGTTGTTCTATTTCTGGAAATTCTAAAGATAACTTTCCTACTAACTTTATAACCACTTCATCTTTGCTTGTACTATACATATAAATACCTCCTTGTATATTGCCATCAAAGGCAGTTTTAATTTATAGATTTATTTTTGAGCTAATAACGTTATTGTTATATTTTTGTATTTTTGATATTATATAAATAAATTTGTATTTTTATATAATTATAAGGATGGTGTAAAATGAGTAAAAATAGAAAGAATAAAATAGGTTCAGTAATCTTATTTATTTTTCTAAATGTGTTATTTTTGATAACCATATATAAAACAACTAGACTTAAACTAAATTTTATGACTTTTATATATATGATTAGCTTAATTATTGTAGATTTAATTTTTTACTTATTACCATATAAATTACGAAATCATAAATAAGTACATCTAATTTTTGAATTACGACTTGCTTTTTAGCTTTTGTATTACTTGATTTTTTACATCATCTGCTCTTTGTTTATGAAGGTTATATAGTACTTGTATAACTTCTGATGCACATTTTTCACTACATACCTTTTCAAATGTCATTTTACCTTTTTCATCTATAACTTTTACTTGATATATTTCTTTACATTCACCACAACATTGGTAACAAGCTTGTTGTTTTTCAAATCTTCCACATTTATTACATTTAACACATATCTCTCCAAAACTTGATTCTAAATTCTTGCAATTATCTAATACAGAATAATCATCAAACATTTACTTTACTCCCTTTCTATTTGCATTATGACATTAATCTTCTACGCATTGATCATATTCTTCTGGAGTTATAAACTCTAAACATTTTCTATTAGTATCTAATTGACTTGCTAACCCTATTTTTAAATTTTCTGCAATATCACTTTTAAGTTCTTCTGGTATTTCTTTTTTGGTTTGCATTGTTGTCTCGATATAAGCCTCACAATAGTCTTTCAATTCTTCATCCCAACCTATTTCAGCTTCCTTAGCTATCCTATAGCAAAATCTATTATTATACATTTTATCTCCTCCATTTTTTGAATTGTAACTTATTCCCACTCAATACCTTTTAATATACTGGCTATTTGCATAAATTCAGTTATAGTTAAATTTTTATAAAAAGCTCTGCTTGTTTTATGGTCATAAAGCCTTATTTCTACTGTACTTTCTATATTAGCTTGGATTTCTGTATATCCACATAAACATTTATGGAAACCAATTTCTATTTCTTTTATATCATTTTTACATACTGGACACTTTCTCATTTTTAGCCCTCCAATCTTTGTATTGCGACATTAGATAGCATATTTACATACTAAATTGTCATTGTAAATTTTAAGACTTTCTTTTATTCTTTCAATCTTCTTATGCCTTTTATATAAAAATGTTTCAAAGTCCATACTTTTAAAGAAACTAGGTTGATTACAATATGCTGCATAATCAATATAAAAATTTCTTTCTTTACTATCCCAACAATTAATATCTCTCATAAAGTAAGGTAAACATTTATTTTTTCTACACCACTCAACTCTTTTAATAAGTAAGCCTATATTCATATCTTTATTTTGATAGATATAAAATTTAACTTTCCATTCCTTAGGAATATACTTCTTTATGATTTTTAATTGTTTTTCTAATAATGGTTGATACTTAGGATTATCAAAAGCAAATATATATTCACCCATGTAGTTCAATTCTGATAGTAACTTTGCATTATCCTCATTAATCAATCTAAAATCTAATCCCTGGTTAAATTCACATCTGATGTTATTCTCTATAAGATACTTAAATACTTCCATATGCTTGTCATATGCTAATATATTGTTGTCTAAAAACTTAACTTTTTTATGTTTAATAATGCTTTCTAATGAGTTATAAACTTTTAGTTTACCCTCATATTTTGGTACTTTACAAAAGAAACAATTTCTTATGCATCCTCTAGTAATAAAACCATAGCTTGTATCTTCATATTCATAGTAAAATGGCTCTGTGTTTTCTATTTCTATTGGTAACTTTAAATTAGGATCAACCGAACCTATTCCGCCATAAATAATATTATTACACCCAATTATTTCAAATCTATCTTGATTAATTTCAAAAATATTGCTTGAATATACTTTGTCATAACCAGTTGCATCAACTATTTTCTTTTTTCTATTTGGATAACCATCAAGTTTTAAATCTATCATTTTCACTTCATTATTATCTTTAAAATAGTTATACATTCTTCTTATTGCAAGGTTAAATTTAGAATCAACATTAACCAATAATATTTTCATTTCTTTCCTCCATTCCTGGAGGTGTGGCCACACTTTTTTATCTAGAATTACTCCAATTTTTTAATTTCAGTTAGTACACAATAATTTCAAATTACGTATTTTTAAGTTCTACACGCTCCCATGTAAGAAAGCTTCTATATGCTTCAAGTTCTAATCTCAAATTTCTCATAGCTTCTATACATACACTATAATTAGTTTCTGCTATATCTCTATTTAATCTTAATTTAGCAATCTCTTCTTTTCCTTTAGCTAAATCATTTATTAGTGTCGCTGGCTGTTTCTCTAACTGTCTTAATCTTAAAATTTCTTTTCTAAGAGCTACTTTGTAGTCATGTTCTGCTCTAGCTTTCTTTACTCCTAGAGTTTTTAATTCTGTATTTCCTCTAGTCAAAGCTTGCTGACATACTCCTATCTTTTGCATTATTTCTATTGGTGTCATATCTACACTTCCTTTAGTATCTTTAAATTTTCATCTGGATACTTAAGCTTAAATTACTTGTCCACTCTTAAGTATCCAGACACATTTTATATATCTTCTATACTAATTTGTTGATTTTTTATAGGAACTGCAATAAACTTACCATCTTCAAATTTGATATCTCTTTCTTCCTGGTATATTCCTTCTTGTTTAAACTGTTTCTTTAAAGTTGAGGTTACCTTATGTTCAAATACTGGTTTCCTATATTTATATGTTTCATTTATTAATTCACCAAATTCATTTGTTTTAGGAATAACTTTAAATGCTTCTGGAATTGATATATTTAATTTAAGCGATATCTCACCACTTTCAAATTCTTCATCATAAACTTTTTTAATGCATCTTTGGACCTCTTTATTTACATCATTCAACATTGCATAAAAAACAGGGCTTTCAATATCTATGTCTAAAACTTTCTTTGATAAATCAACTCTTTGATTTACCTTTTGCATTTTTTATTCTCCCTTCTAATCTTCTTTAGCTCATCATATTCTATCCATCCAGTTGAGCTATACTTTAAGGATCTCGCTACCCATGTAAGTTTTAAATCTGGATATTTATAATCAAACATTTTCCTTCTCATTTCTCCTTGTTGAGTACTCATACCCTTAACATCTATTAATTCTTCTTTACCATCTAAATGATATATTAAAAAGTCCGGTGCATATGTTATAGCTCTATATGTCTTTCCATTCTTCTTGAATCCTGGTTGTAATTCATACTTAGGCTGTAACTCAAAATTTAAAATTTTTTCTTGGGATTTAAGTTTTTTAAGATACTCATAATATTTCCCTTCATCCTTACTATCAAAAGTAATTCCATCTATGACAATTTTCTTAGCTCCATATTTGCTCCTATTCATCTCTGTCCCTCCAATCTAATATGCCTTTTACTGCTCTTCTTTCTGCACCTATTCATACTCTCAATTACAGCTGCTTTGTACTCATTCTCCCTTTTACGTCTTCTTTTGGCTTGTGCTTTTAATATGCTTTTTACAAACTCCTCTTTCCTTATTTTCATAAAAACACCTCGTATTACTGTTTTAGTATTGTAATACACAATAGGTATAAATATAGCCATAGTTAGCCTATACCTACAGTATTTAGTTATCTAAAATACTTTACCATGCTTATATGGTCTACTCCTATTCTTTTTCATTTTCTTTTTAATCTCTTTTTCAATATCAACTGTATCTCCTAGAGAAGTATCAGACGTTCTTAAAATTATATCTGCAAGCTCTTCAGCATAATTTTCTTTATCATCTTTTCTTAATGCATTAACTGCTTCTGATACTTCACTCACTATAAGCATTAATCTTTGACACATAAATGCTCTTTTTACGGCTTTAATTTCCTCATCTTCAAATTCTTTTACACACATTTTAGTTATTATATTCTGTTCTTCTTCCCAAAACCCATGATCTATTGCATTTCTATGTGCATCATTTACCATTTCTTTAATTTTTAAATTCACATAATCTTCAATACTCACTATTTGCCTAACTCCTTTAAACAGATTTTACAAATATTTTTACCTTTGAAGTTTATAACCTCTTTAGCTTCTCCACAAAATATACACGCTGGTTCATATTTTTTTAGAATTATTTCTTCTCCTTCTGTGTAAATTTCTAATGGCGTTTCATTGTCCTTAATGTTTAAAGCCTTTCTAAGTTCCTTTGGTAAAACTATTCTTCCTAATGGATCTATCTTTCTTACTATTCCTATATTTTTCATAATTACATCTCTCCCTTATTTTTATTTAATTCATATAACATTATTTCTTTTCCTACTGCTCTTAAAGCCTTGTCTAAATCTTCAGTTATAAAATACTGCTTGGCTACTTCATCTGCCCACATATTAGCTCTTATCTTTAAATTTGATACTTCTTCCTGATATTTTTCCAATAAATCCAAGCTTTCTAGTAACAAATCCTTATAGTCCATACTTTTCTTTACACATTCCTTTAGAAGAAACTTTAAAATTGTATTTTCTTCTTTAAGTGTTTCTTTGTTCTCCATTCCTTTAACTAATACAGTTATCATACTCATCCTCCCAATATTTATCATAGTAACTACATTACCTCTTTTAATGCTTTAAGCTCTTTTATAAAATCATCAATTTCATTAGCATTTAAAACTAGGTTGGTTGTGCCAGTAAGATTTTTTATAGAAAAACTATTCTCTTGAACTCTATATTCCATTACCTTACCTCTTAAAACTAAAGGTTGTAATATCTTATTATTGCTTGGAATTTCTTTTTTAAATTCCTTTGCTTCTTTATTTCCAGTATTTTTAGTTGTAGTAGGCTTTGTATTATTTAAATTATCCCTGATACCATACTTTCCTAAATAAGTATCTATAGTTCTTTCTGTTAAACCGTATTTTCTACTTATCGCTACTATAGCTTCTCTTCCAGTTCCAAGTATTTTAGCTTCTTTCATAAGTTGTGCCCTAGTTATTTTAGGTTCTTTTGTAAACATTTTATTTTCCCCCTCATATTTATTTTTAATGGTATTAGGTATCTTTTTGAGAATTCTACTTATATAACTTTGTTTTAACCCTATTTCTTCCCCTATCTGTTTTTGAGTTTTATTATTAAAATAGAACTCTTTAATAATTTTCTTATCTCTTTCATTTAAATTTTCTATTATTGCAGTTATTTCTTTGTACGTTACATTAAAAATACTTCTATCTTCATAATTTGTTTTATCTGCAACTAAATCTATTAAACTTAAGTTTTCTTTGTCTAGCTTTTGGCTTAATATAGGCTTATCTAAACTATCTACATCTACATGTTTTTCTTCTTTTCTGTTAAACATTTTTAATTCATTATTTACTACAGCTGCCAAGTATGTCATGAATAAAATATTTTTATCAGCATTATAAGCTGTAAATGCTTTAGTCATTCCTAAAAAGGCTACTTGAAATAAATCTTCTTCTTCAAATTTACGTTTCCATGACTGTATCAACTTATATAAGAATCTTTCAAACTTAAAATAAACCTCTTCTAAGCTCATTAATTTCAAACCTTCATCTTTGGTGAGAATTAACTTTTTCTCAGCCATCATAAAAATATGCTCCTATTTCTCTGGCATCTGAAATACAAAATCTCTAGTTGTTCTTTTCCCATTGTATATATCATCAAATCGGCTTCCTTGCATTATCCTATCTTGTATCATATCTAATACTTCTAATGCTCTTCCCTCTGTAGAATATTCTCCTAAAAAATAGTGTTCTCCGTATATACTTAATCCATCAGCCTCTATATTTTTACAACACACTAAAGTGTCTTTATTTTTACTTCTAATCCACATTTTTTTATCCCCCATTCTTTAACTTAATAATTCTTTTAATATTTGTGTTTTCTCTTTAGCCTTTTCTACTCTTATGCTCTTTCCATCATTAAATACTGGTGTACACATTTCTAATAACCTATCATAAGTTCTTTTATGATATTTTTCTTTAAGTTCTACTAAAGAAATATTTGTAGTAACTATAATTGGTAATCCATTTCTGTACCTGCTATCCAAGATGTTGTATATTTTAGTTTTGGCCCAATCTGTATCCTGCTCTGTTCCTAAATCATCTATAATCAATAAGTCGGCATTGCTCAAACTTTTTAATATAGTTTCTTCCCCTTCTTTGCCCCATGTGTTATATGTTTCTTTGATTCTATTTAGTAAACCATCTATATTTACACATATAACAGGAATCATTTTATCTATTAGTTCATTTGCTATACATGCTGTTGTATGAGTTTTACCATTGCCAGGATCACCGTGAATTAATAGTCCTATTGATTCTTTTTTCATTTCAGAAAATTTTGATGCATACTTAAAGCCTATATTGTACATTTTCTTAGTGCCTTTACTAAAGTCCCAGTTATCAAATCTACTGCTCTTAAACTTTTCATCCATTAATGAATTTTTAATTATGCTTTTAACTCTCAATTGTCTATCTTTGTTTTCTTCTTCAATTCTTTTGGCCTCATGCTTTGCTTTTTTACATGAACACATTATGGGAACAATTCTTTCTGTACCTAGTAAATTAATTATTTTTTCTATTGGTTCCCCACAATTACCACAAGTTTTTATTTTATATTCCGATACCTTCGGCTGTAAGTCTTTGCTGTTCATCAGTACCTGAGCTATTGTTTCCATTTTGTGATTTTGCTCCTTTCTTTTTGATGTTTATATTATTCCAAATTTTTAATATTACTGGTTTACAATAGTTAAATGAACTTATCTTTTCACCTTTAAAACTTGGTTTATAATTTTTAAAAGCATCATCTATACCCTTTTTTATTACATCTACAGGCACTTTTTGTAATAATTCTTCCACTGTTTCAAATTCTTTAGGTTTAAAATTAATTGATACTATACCAGCTTTAGAACAATAATAATCTATAATTTTTTCTATGTTATTTTCTATATAAAGAAGATTATTATCTTCTTCTATATCTATATCTTCTTCTTTATCTTCTTCTTCTTCTGTTCCGTTACTTAACGTTTCATGTAACGTTACACTCCTTTTAACCTCGTTACTCCCACAAGTTTCCTCTTTAGCAGCTTCTAATAATTCTTTTTTCTTTGCTCTATGTTTAGCTACTCTTTTCTTAGTTTGTTCCCTTACTTTTTCCATACCTTCTATATTTTGATGCTTTGACCAGTTAGTAATCTTAATTAAATGATTTTCAGCTAATTCTATCATTCCAAAATCATTCAATGTTTTTAAAGCTAACCTTACTGAATTTAATGGCCTATTAAAAATAGTTGAAAGCATTTCTTCTGTATATGGAACATTCTCATTTAAAAAAATGTATCCATTTGCATTTGTTTTTCCTGCTTGAACTAAAAGCCTTATCCAAATATAATGAATTGTATCTCTTTCCGGCATGGCATCTATTAATTTTATTTTTTCATCATCAAACATATTGGTTGTTATTTTTATCCATTTAACTTCTGCCATTGTATCAGCCCTTTCTTTTGTTTTATCTGTATATAAAATAAGACATTACTACAAAACTCCCAAATATTATTAATACTATTATTGCTAAAACTAAGTTAGCTAAGAACCTATATTTATACTCTTTACTTACTGCCTTCTTTGCTATTTTTAAAGCTTTTATGTCATCTACCCATATTGAGTCGTAGTCATCGCCACTTGTTATTAAGCTTTTGCTATTATCTATCAAACTGTCTAATTGCCATAAAACCTCTCTTCTTTTCATTTCTTCCATCCCCCATGTATATTTTTCTACTTTTGTCCATATACTATATTGAGAAACCATTGATATGTGTGTTATACTAAGGGACAAGAGCTTTGCAGAGCTCTTATCCAATTTTTAAATCAATCAATTTCTAATTGGTGCTTTGCAGAGCACCTATTTCCTTTCATCTTCCATAGTTTCAAATACCACCTCATCACTATCGCTGTCATATTTTACACCACTTATAAAATATTCTGGATTATCAATATCATATATTGAATATCCATTTTTATTTAGTACAGCCAGTTGTGCATTTATACTTTGTATTAAAGTTTTAAAAGAATTATCCACGCTCTCACCTCCTTTCTAAAATGGAACTACTAAATCATAATTCTCTATCTCGTCTAAAAGTTTTTCTGTTTCCTTTTTTATATCATCTACTCTTCCTTCCTCCGCATATTTACGAATCCAGTTTAGTCTATAAATTAAAGCTTCTTTATTCTTCTTATCCATAATTAATTCTCCTGGTCTTGTAGAAAAGGTGCTACATCTTCACTATCTTTATTGACTTTTATTATGTCCTCTTCGGTATCTATGCTATTAATCTCTACTGCATCAACATCAACATAATTAAAATTACTTAATTTCTCTTCTTTAGCTTCTGCTTTATAATCAAGATCTAATGCCTTAGCCATTTCAACACTTTTAGGTGCATACTTAAGAACATCTAACAATACTGTTTTCTTGGCCATACTATCAAAGTTTTTGAACCACACTGAATTCTTATTAACATTACCCTTGTAAGTGTAATTTTTTGAGAATTCTCTTGCATGATGTTCTACTCTTTCTCTGGACCATACTACAAAGTCAAATCCACCATTTTTAAGTTTATATACAGCATAGTAGTGAGTAACTTCATCACTAGGAATATCTGCAGGTTTATGCACCAAAGTTTTGTGTAATCCATATTCATACTCGAATTCATCACCTTTTCTAACTTCATGAGCATATATAGCTTCATATTCTCCAGTATTAAATGCCATCTTTAGAATGCCCTTGTATCCTACTTGGAAATTAACTTCTGTTATGCCTTGTTTGTTATTTTTATAAGGTATTACATAAGCTTCTCCAAGTACTGTGTTAGGTTCTAAACCACATTGTGCACTTTGCATTAATGCACTTAAGAAACTTGTAGTATCTGCTTCCCAAAACTGTGGATTCCCATTAAATAAACTTAATGCTATTCTTGAAAATCTTTCTGGTGTCATTGTTTTACCTACTGCCTTTTTTATTTCTGGTAGCATTTTCTCTAATGCACTTTTCATTTTTTTCTGTGGTGTTAATTGAATATCTTGTGTTGTTTGTTTATTAACAACTAAACCTCCGTTTACATTAGCCATTATTATTCCTCCTTATTTGCATTTAGTAATTCTCATATTTACATACTCTGTTTGACCATTTAATACTGCTGCATAAGTAACTGGATATTTTTCTTTAAATGTCTTAGTATCTAATTTATCTCTCTTCACCTCATATCTGCTTACTTTATAAAGTCCATCTGAACCCTTTTTACTATCTCCTAGATCTAAATATATAAGTTGTTTCAATTGTTCTTTTTCTTTTTCTAAGTCTTTAATCTGTGCAACTACTTCTTTGTATTTAGTTAGTTTATTTTCGCTTATGTTAGCCTCTAAATCATTATCCAATACTTGTTGATATAATATGTCTTTTGTTTCACATTGAAGGCCTACAGGTATCGGTGGTGCTTTTTTAAGAATATTGTTATTCCAAAAGTTCTCTCCTATTTCAAACAAAGCTTTTATATCATCATCACATCTAGGAATCACTTTCCATTTAACCTCTTTCCCTAATAAATAAATTATTAAGAAGTACTTAAGGCCTGTAATCCCCATATACCATTGACATTGGCAATAATATTCGTCTGGAATTTCTTCTCCCTGCCACATCTTTTTTAAGAACTCACTTGCTGTTTTTATTTCAATACCTATTAATTCACCTGCAGGTATTTGTTTAATTTCAGCTGTATCTCTATTTTCCCAATATGTGTAGCCTGCTTCTAATTTAGCTAAACCATCTATATTTGCACTAAAGTATTCATATTCTTTATGAATCATCATGTAAGGATACTCATATGTTTTTAACTTAATTTCAGTTTCTTTTTCAAAATCTTCTTGAACCCATTCTCTTATTAAAGGTTCCATTCTGTTACCAAACTTGGTGTGAATATTACCTTTGAATTTTTCACTTAAACCTAACTTTTCATTAAATACTGTAAGAGCTGAACCGTACTTGCTAAAACCTGCAACCTTTGCTATCTCACTACCGCCTATTGAATTACCTCTTTGACTTAACCATTGTGTTCTAGCTTCATCATCTTCCCTACTGTCAAATATAACTTTTACATTAGGGAACAAATTCTTATCTTCTATGAATTCAACCATTTACAATACCTCCTTATCTGCAAAGTCAAATACTTCTATTTCTTTTCCTTCAGGTGTAATTACTATTCTGCCTTTACCTAAGTTTCCAAACAGACCATAACCGGCCCAATTACAACCATGACCTTCATCTTTCCCTTTCATTCCATTAGTACCCTTGCCATTATGTCTACCTATACACTCTTGATATGCTGAATTTCCATCATCACCTAATTCTTTAAAGTCTTTAACACTACTAACATGACCACAAGCTGGGCATTTAAACTTCCAATTACCTGCATCCTCTCCGAATTTTTCTATAGCTTCTTCTCTCCATTCTTTTAATGTTTGCTTTATCATTTTTAATCCCCCTATCCTATTTTTTCTATCTCAAATTCATCTGACATAGTACTAGTTACAAAGTATTGATATTCGTCACTGGACATTTGTTCAATTAGTTTTTTCTGTGCCTTAGGATTTAAACTTTCAAACTTATCTAGACAAATTACTTTAAGTTCTCCTGCCTGTGCTTTTGCAATCCTCATAGCAAGTTCTAGCTTCTCACCATCACTCAATCCATCAATTAAAGTATTATTAATTCTTATAAAACCTTCTGCATCTACACTTATCCCTTCTATAGGCATTTTTGCAGTTTTTAAAAGTTCTCCTGGAAGTTCTCTAGCTTTATCTATCTTTGCAGTTAGATCATTACTATATCTTTCTTTAGTGGCTAACTTGCTATCCCTAATGTCTACCATCCTATCCCATTCCCTTAAATAACTTTGCATATCTGCTATTTCATCAGCTTGCTTCTGTAAAGGTTCAATATCTTTAACCTCATTATTCTTCAAGTATTCTGCAGCCTTACCAACCCTAATTTCTTCTTTTTCTATTTCAGCAGTTATTTTTTCATCTATTGCTTTTAATTCAGCCTTTTGTAAATCATCAATCCCTAAGAGTTCCTGTTCTTTCGAAGAAATTTTATTTTCATTTATAGAAATCAATTCTTTTTGCTCTTCTATCTGTAAAATATTATCTTTTTTAACAAGCTCTATTGATTCATTTAAACTATTTTCTAATTTCTTAACATTTGAGCTATATAAATTAACTAATTCTTTTTTTCTATTTTCAAATTCTTCTTCAAGCTTTTTTAGCTCATTATTATAATTTTCAGCTACTTTATTTTCTTGAGCTACATTTTCATTAGTTAGTTCTTTTATTTTTAATTCTAATTCACGATCTGAATTATTTATAAAATCCTTAGACTTATCTATCTTGGATTTAGAAAGTTCTATAATGTCTTTAATATCCTGTCTTTCATCCTTAAACTTAAGTTGTATCCTAGATTTTTCACTTTCTCCATTAGATTTTATAGCATTAACTTTATCCTCAAAATTTGTCTGTAATGTCTTAGCTTCTTCTATCCAATGATTAATCTTTTGAGCTTCTGATACTTTGTTGTAATAGTCTTGAACCTTTTTTTCTCTCCAAACTTCTCCATCATATTCTGCAGGAAGTTCATTTAAAATTACTTTTATCTGAGTTTTAAGCTCTCTTATATCTCTATTGACTTCTTCCCTATCTTTGTAGTATTTTAGTTCTATAGCTTTGAGTATTTGGAGAATGTGTTGGTCATAGTCTATATTGCTAGGAAGTTCGTCAAACCAATTAACAATATTCTCTTTGTTCCAGCCTATCTCCAACATACTTAAAATAGATTTTGTTTGCTCTTTAATGTTCATATTTACCCAATCTAAAGGTCTAAATATATCTCCATTTATAAGACTTCTTAGAAACTTTTCTGTAGATGGTACTACACTTTCTTCTTTCCTAACTTTTAAATAATCAGCTTTTTCAGTTCTAAGTCTTCTATCAATACTCAATCCATCATCAAGTTCTATATAAATAGTTGCTTCCTCTTCACCATGTTTAACTACTTCAGTACGTCTATTCTTATTTGTAAACCCTTTTTCTATAGATTCAATTATGCTACTTTTTCCACTTCCTTTAGGTCCTTTTATAAGATTAATTTTGCTACAATCTAATCCTAATTCTTCAAGTCCTAAAAAGTTTTTAATATTGAGTTTTTTAATTTTACTCATTTTTTAATTTCCTCCTTTATTGGTACTATTCTCTAACTTCTTACATATACATAGACTAGAGAAGTATATGTATATTTTCTGTAGTAAAATTTTTTAAAAAGGCTTTTCAGCCTTGCTTATCTATAGTTATTCTTTTTCTAACCCTTCTATAATTTTTTCTATAACCTCTGGAGGATGTTTTTTAACTAAGGCTCTAGCTAATATTTTCATAGCTTCATCTTGTATTTCTTCCATTACTTTTGGATCTTCTGGATAGTTCACTATAATTTTTTTAATTTTAGCCATAGCTTTCCTCCTCTCTTTACTTTGCTATTATTCATCTTATGAATAGTTGTATCTATTTGTTAAAATTATTTTTATTTATAGATTTAAGTGATGTTTCCATGCATTTATATTCCAAGACTTTTATAGTGTCCTCTAACAGTTTTTTAGTAAATACTGCTGTAACATCTAGCCCTTTGAATTCTTTTTCTACAAGCTCTAATATTTTATCTATTGTTTCTTCTCTTTTCTCTTGTGTAACAGTTACTTTTATATCTTCTACACTATTACCTCCTAAAGGGTTTTTTTACATTTTTGTCGAATATTAATAATTGAAAGGTGGTGAATATTATGAGTAATAATTCTGTCTCAGATCATGCCGCTTATTATCCTTCTATAACTCAGAAGTATCACGACTTAACCATGATGTACTTAGAAAAAAACTTTAAGTTCGCTAAATCTAGTCCTAGTGATTTAATAAAGGAATATATGAAAGTTTATGAGGATCTTAGATCTACTTATAAAGAATTAAAAATTAAATAATTTTGTAAGTTCTTTAGCTGAATCAATACTCATCCTCTCAAAAGTTGAAAGTATTGATTTGGCTTTTCTTATTCATTTTTTTAAATAAATTTTCTTCTATAAATCCCTCTGAATCATATTTTTTAAAATCCTTAATTTTCATCTTTCTTCCCCCACTATTTAGTGCAAGCTACTTCTTTTTCAGCTTGATATTTCATAAACTTATTTATAAAATATATCTGGCCTTTCCCAGTAATTTTTGGGGTCTTACTTATACTTATATGCCCATCTGAATGTGTAATGGATGTTTCCTTAACTTCAAATAATCCTAGATCCATACTGTACTGAGTTGGCATATTATAATCTGTTCCTTTTCTTCTAATTAAGTATCCGTTTTCCCTTAACCAAGCAAATAATCTTTTAGCTCCTATATCTATACCATTTTGCTTAATTAATTTTGCTAAATCTCCTACTAGAATTGATGTATGGGCAACTGATACTGCATCTGCAAACAATACTTTTGGTTTTTGCTTTTTCATTTGTTCCTGCAATAGTTTCTTTTCTTCACGTTCTTTTTTAAGTTCAGTTGCAACTTGAATTAATAAATCTGGGTTATCCAGCAATTCATCTTTTGCATACATACCGTATTTTCTTATGTTTGGTAATACTTCTGAAGTAACCCATCTCTTAAATTTTTTAGCTGCTGGTAGTTTTGAACTTAATACTAAACTATAAAGTCCACTTTCATTTATTATTGGTGTATTTTGATTTCTTCCCATGGAATCCTGAATTGGGACTTCATCCTTATCTTCATTATCTACTCTATCTTGTATTGCTTTTGTTGGTCTTTCATATCCTAAACATTTAGCTACATCTTTTCCTACAAACCAAATTTCATTTTTCTTTTTTATTGTTCTTACTGATCCAAATTCTTGGTTTTTAAAAATCTGTAAGTTACTCACCCTACATCCTCCCTTTTACTAATGTAATTTTTAAAGAACTACATAAACTATTATTAAGCAGTATTAGAAAAAGTCTTGTTTGTGTTAACTATTTCTGTAAAAAAAATTTCATCTACACTTTTTTTAAAATAATCTGCTATTTTTTTAGCTTCTGTAAGATTGAACTCACGTTTGCCAAGTTCTTTTCTATTGTAAGTTTGTATCGATGTATCAATTAATTCAGCCATATCTTGCTGTGTTAAATTATTTTGTGCTCTTAATCCTTTGAGAATTTGAGTACTAGCCATACAATCACCTCCTTTGTTTTGTTCGCGTTAACTTTATACTCTTATTATAATTAACATAAACGAAACTGTCAATACTTATTTTAAACATTTTTATAAAAATTATACCTTTGCTGTTAACTTTGTTTCTATTAGTGTTAATTTGTTTTAAAATTATAGTAATGAAAGAGGTGTTTAAATATGTCTTCTACATTTGGCAAAAGATTCAAAATGCTAAGATTAGAAAAGGGTTTAAATCAACAAGAACTAATAGATGACTTTAATAAAAAATATCATTATGGTTTTACTAAATCCGCTGTCTCTCAATATGAAAATGATAAACGAATACCAGAAATAGGAGCCTTAGATGCTTTTGCTAATTATTTCAATGTATCAATAGATTTTTTATTAGGGAAATCAGATATTAGAAATATGGATGATTCAGAACCTAGTAAACAACTAACTAAAAAAGATGAAAAAGAAATAGAAAAAATACTAAACGAAACAAAAGAAAGATTAGGAAATGCTGAAGGTCTAATGTTAAATGGTGAACTTGCTACACCAGAAGCCATACAAAGTATACTAGATGCTATGAAAGTTGGCATGGAAATAGCCAAAGAAAGAAATAAAAAATATACTCCTGATAAATATAAGAAAAATAAATAACTCCTGAATAATGGGACTAATGGTCAAATCATGGGAGGTATATGCATTGAATAAAGTTATAAAAAATCAGGTTAATAAACTTATAAAAAAATATAATACAAATAATGCTTTTGAAATAGCTGATGAATTGGGAATTATAGTTATAAAAAAGCCATTAGATGATAATATTAATGGCTTTTACCAATACTTTAAAAGAAATAGGATAATTTATATTAATAGTAACTTAGATGAGCATAATCAACTTATTGTTGCATCACATGAATTAGGACATGCTATTTTACATAGCAAACTTAATATAGTTTTTTTAGAAGAAAACACTTTCTGTGTTAAAAACAAGATATGAAAAAGAAGCTAATATGTTCGCTATTGAACTCTTACTCCAAGATAAAGCTCTAAATCAATATCTGGGATATACACTAGACCAAATTGCTGCTGCAGAAAGTATTCCATTAGAACTTCTCAAACTTAAATTTAAGGTTTGATTATTTTTTTTAATTACATCAGAAATATTTTCTATTTATGCATAATGTTGAAATAAATCTAATTATATAATACTTGACCATTAAGAGAGCCTTTGAGCACCTGTCCATAAAATAATACTTTAGAAAAGAAAGGATTTTTAAAATGAGCTTTTTAGATATTTTTAAAACTAAAGAATTTAAAAAGGAAATTGAAGATTATAAAAATAAAATTAACGAACTTGAAAATGAAAACCAAAATTTAAAAAATATAAAATATGATTTAGATCAATTAAAATATAAAGATCTCAAATTAGAGATATCCAAACTATTAGAAGAAAAGGAAAAAACTTTAAATGATTTTAATTCTGAAAAATCCAAACATGAGGTTAAAATACAAGAAAAATCTGAAGCTATTTCAAAATTAAATGATGATATAGCTAGCTTAAATAATGACATAATAGTTTTAGAAGAAGAAAAGCTTATGCAATCATTTGGATTCTATAATCCAAAATATAATCTTGAAAATTCTGAACTATATAAAAATAAACTAGATAAAATAAGAGCGGAACAAAAACAAATGGTAAAAAATAAAACTGCTGTATCCTTTATAGAATGGACTGTTAATGATAGTAAAGCTGAAGGAAAAAAGATGACTAACGATATGATAAAATTAAGTTTAAGATCTTTTAACTTAGAATGTGATAATGTTATTTTAAAAGTAAAATTCAACAATATACAGACATGTGAAAAAAGATTAAATTCTGCATTTAATACTATGAATAAATTAGGTAGAGTGACTAAAGTTACTATTTCTCATACATATCTTAAATTAAAATTTGAAGAACTATACTTAGCATATGAATATGAAAGAAAAAAACAAGAAGAAAAAGAAGAACAAAGAGCTCTTAAAGAACGTATGCGAGAAGAAGCTAAAGTAATAAAAGAAATAGAAGCTATGAAAGAAAAAATAGCTAAAGAGGAAAAGCATTTTTCTCAAGCATTAGCTAAATTTAAATCTCAGTTAGAGAACTGTACTCCTGATAAAAAAGAAAAATTAGAAGAAAAAATAAAAGAATTAGAAGATAAACTAGCACTATTAGAAAAAGATAAAGAAGATGTTTTAAATAGAGAGCAAAATACTCGTGCTGGATATGTTTATATAATATCCAATATAGGTTCTTTTGGTGAAAGTGTATATAAGATAGGAATGACTAGAAGATTGGAACCCATGGATAGAATATCAGAATTAAGCAGTGCTTCTGTTCCATTTACTTTTGATGTACATGCAATGATTTTTAGTGATGATGCTCCTGCTTTAGAAAATGAATTACATAAAGAATTTGAAACTAAAAGGGTAAATAAAATTAACTCAAGAAAAGAATTCTTCAAAGTATCATTATCAGAAATAGAGCAAATAGTTAAAATAAAACATAATAAAGTAGTACAATTTACTAAACTGGCTCAAGCAGAAGAATATAGGCAAACTTTAAAACTAAAACAATCTGAAAAAGTAGAATCTGCATAAAAGCTCATATTTTATGGGCTTTTATTTTATACCTTATTTTTTATATTTACCTTTTAAAGTAATTATTCAGAACCTAAATTAGGCTCTGAATAATTATTATTTATATTCCATGAAATTATCATAATTATATAACATCCATGTTCTTCCTTCTTTACTAATCTCACCAATTATAGTAATAGCTTGATTTTTCTTATGAAATTCACATGCCTTTTCATAATCTTCTTTATCTAAAAATATTTTTACATGTTTTAACTTTTTATCAATAGTGCATTCTATAATTATATTTCTTTTTGAATTTGGAGCATTATTTAAAGTAACAATTCTACCAATCAACCTTTCACATTTAACATCTGTTTCTTTATATTTCTCAGATAGCTTTTTCATTGTATAAAAATCAGTATTTTTCAAGATAACTTTTTGTAATATATCATCTGGTTTAGGTAATGTATCTGCCCATTTAACAGTAGATTCAATTTTCACTTCATAATCTTTATACTTAAAATTTAAAATAGCATCACACATATTTGCATTTAGTCCTTTTTTGTAACCATCTTCATACAATTTATCTATCTTTCCTTGTTGAGTTGCATCAATTACATCATTAATGCCATTCTGTATTCTTTTAATCACTTTTCTAGATTCTAATATGTTTTCTATATTGCCATTCTCATCATACTTTAATTTACAGCATTCATCATTATCTATTTCTATATTAAAAACATAACTTCCAACATTAGTCTGAGCTAATTTAAATTTAGATAATGATTCATAAGAGTTTTTATTAGCTTTTAGAAAATATGGCCTCGGCATATCTTCTATATATATGGCTGATAATATCAATTTTTTTAATCCATCTATTATATTATATCCATAATCTAATGGTAAAGTACCATTTTCACTTAATTCTGATATAATTCTGAAGCTCAGTTTATCTTTTTTATTCTTGATTTTTATATTATTAATGTTTAAAATATCTTCTAATATATTATTTACATCCCTATTCTCTAACTCTCTCAATAAAATTATAGCATCATTTACTCTTGGAATGTAATCTTTAAAGCCTTCATTAATAGGGATAGTTATAGTAAACAGTTCTTCATCAAAATTTCTTTCAAAAACAATTAACTTTTTGTTAGGAAATTCATTATTTATTTTCCATCCTTTATTTTGTAAATATTTTATGAGGTTTTCTATAGCAATATTATTTAAGTTATATTTATAATTAAATATCAT